TCATTTCATATACTCACAATAATCTTTACCGCCGCGCATAAGAACAAAAAAGTTTGTCATCTGCCAATAATGACAATTATTTTTAATTTTAAGAAAAAATAATTTTACAAATAAACATCGCCAACATTTCATTTAGTTTCTTCCATAATCCATTTTATAATTTCTTTATTATTTAAAATAGTTTCAAATAAAACGTTTGCCATGAGTCTCACTCCCTGCTCTCCTAATCTTGATTCTAAATAATAATCATCAACGCCATGTAATATTTCATGTAACATTATTTGCTTTTGCTGCTGCAAAGTATATTCTGTTGATATTTCTATTAACTGTTTTGATTCTATTATCTGCCCATAAAGAGGATCGCCATTTTTAGAAAATACATTTTTTTTAAATTCTACACCGAAATTTCTAAATCCTATTTTGCATAATATGGGGCTTCCGCTCTCATTTGTCATTATTTTAAATTCTCCTTAACAATATCATTTATTTTAGCTACAAAATTATTTACATTATATAGTAATGACCTTTTCTTGGCAAGTGCGCCATATTTTTCACGGTCTTCTTGGCTGTTTAGTAATTGAATAATAGCGGCCTTAACTTCCTGAATATTCTGACATTCAATCCCACATCCGCCAACTATTTCTTTAACTGCTGGTTCATTAAGATAAATAATCGGCAATCCTGTTGCCATTGCCTCAATAACAGCATGACTCATAGTTTCCTTAAATGAACCATTGGCATGGACATAAATAGATAATTGTTTTAATGCGCCACCTTTAAAATCTGATATTTCAATTGTCTTATTATAAATCATTCTTTCATGCTTAAGTGGCTGTCTATCACCAACGTTATCAAGATGTGTATATAGTAAACATTTGGAATCATCATATTTATCTAGTATTTCCTTTACTATCATATTCCATTCCGGATGAATTTTCCCTGGACTATAACGAGTAATTCTACCAAAAATCTTTTTGCTATAATCAGGTAAAATATTTTTATATTCATCTATATTTATGCCACCATTAACAACTATCATTTTATTAGCATCAACATTATGACTGGTTAAATGTTTTTTCCAGCAATCGGTTAGGCAAATTATTTTTTTCCATTCTCCGGTTGGAATGCAATTAACCGTATGCACAATATCAATAGCTTTTGATTTATACTGAAATTCTTTTTCTTTTATTTTAGTAGAAAGAAAATGCTCATAAATATAAAAATCAGCGTTAGGAATATTTTCTTGATTAACGTTTATTATGCTATGATTTCCATAACCATTATTTAAAATCGCTCTTGTAATATCAGCATGATCATTTGTGTTATTTGAGAAACTTAAATGAACTATATTTGGTAATCTTGGAATAATAGATAACGAATTATTATTTTTTTCAGATGGCACATAATTAAACTTATTTTTAAATTGATTAATTCTCATTTTTTTAAACCAGGGGATATCATTTCCATTCGTTACGTGAATTATTTTATTCGCATATTTTGCAAAAGGCTGATATTGAAGTTTTACTGTCTGAAATTTATCATAAGTCTTTTTATCTTTTGTTTCTCCTGTATAATTATCCTTATAATGATATGAGTTAAAATTTGATCCGCTGCCCTCTCCGTACCCCAACATATAAATTGGATTGGCTCCTGATATTAAAGCCAAATTAAGTGCCGTTATTCCAGACAGGTTTCCATTAAACAAACCATCTTCTATATTTTCAGATGGCCTTTTAGAATTAACTTTAAAAAGCACTACATTTCCACCATGATAAAGATTACATTTATTTTGTGCAAATATTTTACCTTTAAACTTTTGCATATCATAGGTAGTCTTCACTAAAAATCTTTGATCCAAAAATAAAAACCATTCGAATAAATCATAATCTTCTATAATATGATTTATTCCAATAGTATGCCTACCATTAAGAAAATCAAATCCCATTTCACTTATAAATTCTTTTAATGCCGGCCCACATGCAACTATGAAGCAAGGTTCATTATTCCATGCATTTTTTATTCCTCTATAATCGCGCTCTATTAAATGCGTATTATTTCTTATTGCTCCCTGTTCAATCCAGTTATCCCATACCCGATCAATATGTTTATTATTCATTTTAATTCTCCCTTCATTTTTTAAATCGTTTATTCGTATCGGCCTTTTATTATAAAATTCCTTTTCTTGTTTTTCAATTAGAATATCATTCAATCTAACAACCATTTAAAACGTCCTTTCCGATACTGGTATATGCATTCTGCGAGTAGGATGTATTTCTGTATTTCCATTTGAATACTGTATATATTTATTTAATGTTCCGTCAGCTTCTAATCCTTCACGAAAAACTATAGATGCGCTATGGTAACACGAAATATGGAATGGGGGCAAGTCTATAACTTTTGGAAAGTCTTTGTCTTTTCCCGATATAGAATAAATTTTACCTTCAAATTGCGCATCATAAGCGGTTTTAGTGTTGTGCGCAGATATCTGAATTAAATCAGCATCTATCCCTCGCATAGTATCAACTACTGCCTGCGTATTTGCATCTTGGAATTTAGTTCGTGTAACTAATTCAGAATAAGTATCTATCTTGTAATTTCGTTGTTTTCCATTTTTATCTATAATTTTTATAAATTTATTTTTATCTACTATTTTTAATAATTCATTACGCAATAATTTTTCTGAATATTGCGCTGTTCCTTTTTCCTGAAATCCTTGTGATATAAGACCTGCAATCTTTTCTTCTTTAATATTTACGATTTGAGTATAATTAGCTAATAATTTTAATTGCGTTTCTCCTTGCAAATACCCTTTATAATATGTCTCTAATGTGCTTGTCATTAACTTATCAATCGATTGTTCTTTTAATCCACTATTTGTAAATGATTCATAACTAATTTTACGCATAGGAGATAAGTCTTGATATTTAATAGCTGTTAATTGCTGATTAAGATATTCCTGATATATTTCAGGCATTTCGCTATTTACCCATTCAGCTGTAATAGTCCTTAAGTCTTCATATTTACTTTCAATCTGTTTGTTTATTTTTTGCCAAAAAATATTTGATGTATCGGTAGTGGTTTTTATTTTTTCAACAATTAATTTTATTTCATCATTAACTGCCGATAGTTTATTTGATAATAATTTATATTTTTTTTCTTCCAATGTCATTATTTCAAATCTCTGTGTAGATTAATTATTACAGCATTCCCCTTTTCAATATAATCAGAAAGCATATCTTCAATATATTTAGGAAATTGCACGTCTCCTATATCTTCACTAAATTGAGATACACTAAAACTTTTTACACCTTGCGCATTGAGAGCTTGATGTTTATCATGTTGATCGCCATGTTTATATAAATACCAAGCCGTTTCATATTGTGCTTGTTTTAAAAGATCGCTTATCGATGAAATGATAAATTGGTTTTGTTGTTTAATCCACCGATAAGCACTTATAAGTAATTGGATACGATTAGTATTTGATAATGTTGCCCATGTAGATGCGTTAAATTTATCTATAAAATAAATATCTGCCTCTGCTAATGTTACCCAGCTATTTGTACCAACTACTATTCCCATAATTATACCAGATTAGCCTGTTGGCACTGCCCGCTATCTCCTACAATTGCGCCCCAGATTGACCATACTGCCGTTACCCTATTAAGAGTAAGCGCGTCCAATGGAGCATCGTACATAGTTGGTGATAAGTCTTCTGCGCGCTGGATTTTATTACCCGGAACAACAACAATAGGATAATTTGCTGTGACAGATGAATTAAATGTTGGATAAGGCGTGATATTGTAATTTACAATTTCACCACTTCTTCCGGATGACGCAATCATGCCAGTCGTTGCTGATAATGCTGCCAAAATACGACCGGCATTAATTGGGTTATAATAAAGAATATATTTAACTCTTGCCATATCACCATAACCGGAATCTTTTAATCTGTTTCCAAGCGCATAACATGAGGCATTAATTGTTTTAATATCTCGCTGTAATTCCCCATCAGCGACAACTCCTTGGTACGTGGTTACATTTAAAGCGGCGGCGGCTACAAGTAATGCGTAATGGGCATCTGCTTTATTTGCAAACTGTTTATTTCTAAATGCTTCGGCAACTCCAACCATAGCGGCTACTTGTCTATAACGAATCATTCTATCGGTAAATCCAATTGCCCCACCATAATAATCAACAGACGCTTCAATATAATCGCCAGTTAGATTGTCTACTTTAATGGTGCCGCCTTCTGGAATCTTTTTTACTGTTATTCCGTTAACTACATTATAAATAGTCCAAGATGGTTGATTTGCATCTTTAGGAACTTGCTGGAATGCTAATTCATATCCAAGATCAAAATTATCTGATTCGGTTGTAATATTAAAATAACCTCTTGGTAATTGGGCAAAATCTGTTGAAACTCCAAAAGCCTGTACTTTTGCATTAAATGCCTGGATATACTTATCAATTATTTGCTTGCTTTTTTTTGCCGGGCTTGAAATAAAACTTTGCAATACTGCACGTACTTGTGCCTCTTTTACTTTGTCGCCTTCCAAAACAGCAGAACGTAAATAATCGGCAAATAATAAATCACTTTCTTGTTTTCCTGTAAGCGTAGATATATTTCCCATTGTATTCCTTCCTTAAATATTTTCGTTATATCTTGTACCGTCAAATTTCATTAAAACGGTTGTTGCCGATGCGCCCGCACTTTCAATCGCAGTTCCGCAATAATAATAATCAGTTCCATATGCTCCCGTAGGAGTAGGACTTACATTTTCTGTCGCCGGGTAATAATACAATTTATCACCTGAAATAATTGCTTCGCCGCTTCCAATGCGTTTTGCGGCTTCTACCATTTCCATTTGGATGATAAATGTAATCTCTTCGCCAACTTCTTCTCTATCTTTAATATAAAAACCGAATCTATCCTGCCTAATTGCCGGATCGCCTTTTGATACTGCCGTCGCAGGAATTACATCTCTAATATTTGTGTAATTTGCGCTTTTAGGTTCAAATATTGCCATAATTTAATCCTTGATTTTATTATTTATCTTCTTTCATTAACAAAGGATTATTCGTCGGGTCATTGTAATCGATATTTCCCATATCGTCAACTTTTGGAGTTACAGCAGAAGCACCTTCTGCTTGCTTTACTATAGCTTGCTGTTGCCCGTAAACTCCTGCCGCCGCCTTTTCCTGATAATCCATTATGAAATTACTAATAAAATCATAAAGTGAATTATCGGACAAATCTTGCATTTTGTCTGGTTTAAATTCTTTTGCAATTACTATTTTTTGATGATCTGTAAGATTTTTTATTTGCACAAGTTTATCAAGTCTATTTTTTGCTGTTCCTAAATCAGCGTTGCGGATTGCCTGTTCACGTTCTACGCGGTATTTTACATTTTCTTCATTTTTTGCCTTTAATTCTGCTTGCAAACTCTCTATTGTTGTTTTGTATTTATCACGTTCTTCATAAACTTGCCTGTATACACGATCATTTAAAAATTTATCATGATCTTTAAAAATCTGATTAGGCCATATATCCCTTTCCTTGATAACTGCTGCAATGTCTTCTACTTTTGCAAAAAATAATTGTTCTTTTGTTGGTACTTCCAATTGATTTTTCCTCCCCGGTAAATCTTCATTTTGTTTATTAAATGCTTGAACCATTCCTAGCTGTTGCGCCCCCGCAAAAGCAGGAATGTCTTCACTTGATTTTCCAAGCGCGATGCCTGTAATTTTATCAAGTTGCTTTGCTATATATTTAGTTCCTTTGTCCAAAAGGTTCCAAATTCCTTCTTGACTACAAACATCCATTTTTTTTACATCGTCGATTACATCTTTAGGATGATATCCGATAACAATATGATGCAACACGCCATTAATTTCTTTTTGAGTTTCGGCTATTACTTCGCCATAAATTTTACGATTGTTTGTAGAATTGTCTTTATTATGTTTTGAAAAAAACTTAATTCCAATTAAAGCTTTATTCGCAATTGATTGAATTGCTTTACGCATCCAGGTAATAGGTTTCTGATTTGAGTTATCATCGTTTAAAATTTTAGGGTTACTTGTTCCCTCGTGAGCAATAGAATAGGCGGTGAAAAAAGGATGACTATCTTTTGATTTAATCTTGTTTAAAATATCGATAGGAATTAATGCGATTATTTCTTGCTGTGAGAATTTAGAAGATTCGCACTGAATAGTTATATTGAATGACTGGATATCAACGGCATCTTCAAACATAATGGGCATGATGTTATGGGATTTTAACCACGCCTTGGCTTGTGCTGGAGTAAACATAGTCTTATCAAAGCGATAGGCTTGTGTTTCTGTTCCATCGTCTGTTATCCCTAATATCATAGAAATCCCAGGCGCTATTTTTTTCCGTTTAAAGCTTTTATATTTTTTCGGGCTGGTAACCCGAGCCGCATGTTCTGAAGGATAGGGCATTTTTTATAACCGCCTCCTATGGACTATTTCTACATCCAATTATTTATTTTCCCCAGTTTTTATGAACCCAATTTTTGTAATCAGCCATCATCGATGGAGAAAATTTATCTAAACCGCCTTTACCTTTAAAACGTGCTGGCAATTTCGCCTTTTTCATTTTGTTTAAATCAATAGAAAATGTTCCAGGGGTTTTATGTGCTTTTGAACTGCCGCCTCCATGTCTTCCGCTTCCTGGGCCACCCATATTAATTTTCCTTTAATTTTTCAGCCGGTTTAGGGCCTGGTTTTAATTTTATCTTTTCTTCTTCTGTTGCTTCTTGCTTAATAGCGCCTGGATAATTTTCTTTTAAAAACATATCAACATCGGCACGTGTAGTAGTTCCGGTTTCAGATGCAATGTTGTGAGTACTAATTGGCATATTTTTATTTTTTATAAACTTAATTTCCATTTTTTAACCCCCAATCAAATGTTATAATACTTTAATATAAATATTGTGTCAACTATAAAGAAAATCATATTCTATATATAAACTTATATTGCCGGCCGCAAACATGCTTCTAACTAATGACGCCGACAGCCTAGTTCCCGCTTTTATCGTGCATCCCCCATCGCCTGATAAACTTGTATCTTTTTTTGTAGTAAATGAAAACGGACATACACCCATAAGCTCTTCGCTTCCTTCTGCTCCCTTATAGAAAGCAATTTGATAATTACCTATTTCATCAATATTAGTTATTAATATTCCTTTTAAAACAATGTCTTTTGTTAAAATACCAGCTGCCATTATTTCTGTTTTTGCATCAAACCCGTTCCATGTGCCAGTTGCTTTTGTTAAAGTTAGTGGTTCATTATTTTCAGGATATACATACATAATAATGTTCCTAATATTTGTGTCCGGTTATTTTTACGCCGACTTGTTGTACGGCTGCCGCATTCCCTCTTAAGGAAAGTGTAATCCTTGTATTAGCAGCAAAATATAAAGTCAATATAGGGAACCGGCCTTCTTGTGCTTGTACTGTCGTTCTACTTATCGGGATTATATGTTCCAATGTTTCAGTCCCTGGCGCTCCGTGCCAAATTCCAACTTCATATTCTCCGTTCGCTGATAGTCCGGTGAAACTTATAAAATGCAAATCGAATGGGCTTGTTACTAAATTGGCTGCGATAAATTCAATCTTATTCCCCCATCCACCTGCCCATGAACCACCGGGACATTGTATTATTGTTGAGTCTTGTCCATTGGGATAAGTAAATGTAGACTGCGGATGTAAATGATTTAAAATTATATATAATTTACCATAAATAGTATTTTTTGTTTCGTCATCCGTAGATAATCCTATTAAGCTTGATATTGAATCTATTAAAGTTTTTAAGTTGGCTAATCCAAAATTAGCATTATCAAGCCTATCTGTTACCAAGCAAGTATATAAAGACTTTAGATTAGTATCCGGTATCCCCAAAGCCTGCAATAATGTTTTTAAATTTGTTTGCCCTTGAAATGACCCTATATTTGATTGAACTAAATCGATTAAAGTTTTTAATGCTGACAAGCCATAGTTAACATTTGTTAATGTTAATTCATTAGCTGGATTAGTTGGCAGATTATTTGTTTTGCCTACTATAGTTTGGCTTGTAGATTCTAAAGCTCCGTCGGTTACTATTTTATTTGATATAGCTGTTAATGATGCCTGAATAGTTATTTCATTTGCAGGAGTTTCAGGAATTGTAGCGGTATCAAGTAATATTGCATCAACTATATCATGTACGACTTGTAATGCTGCCGATGTAGATGGATTGCTAATAATTAAATCTGTTTTTGTTTTAATAGCAGTAATTAAATCTGTGTCCGCTTTTACTAAAAGCAATGTAGTTTGTAAAGCCGGATCATTGGTTATTAAATCTGTATAAGCTTTTATTAAAGATAGTTTTGTCTGTAATGTTGATTCGCTTGCCGGGTCATTGGGCAATGGACTTGTTTTTATTTCTATTTGAGTTACGCTTGTTTGAATCTGATCAACTTTTGCTTCAAGATCGCTTATCGCTGTCTGTAAAAGCTCTTCATCGTCTTCTATGATAATGTTTGTATCAGGGGATAAACTTATTCCCATTATTGGGCGACCGCCTCTAAATTGGAATTTCCGCTTACATTTCTTTTCATTATTGCGGTAACTGGCGCTATAATATCTGTTTTTGCTGTACCATCACATAGTCCTTGATCCCAAACATACCATTGCGCAGTTCCCGCAATTACTTTATCTCTGCTTGACAACGTCCACATTAAATTAGCTTTTCCTAAAATAGCATCAAGTTTAACCGCTATATGGTTTATTTTCCCACAATTATCCGGAAACATAAAAATATCGCTATCGCCGATTATATTATTTGAATCGAATGCCTCATAAACAATTTCTCCCTTTGATATGTTTGATTGAAGATTAGCGGTAAAATATTTTATTGCCATAATGCCTCTTAATCATAATAACATAAAATATTATTATGTCAAGTGGTTTTTAATCGCCAAGATCAAAACAAATCAATTTCCCGTCATCATCAAAAGTTAAAAGTATTTTACGCCGCGATTTACCGATGTTCTTATAATCATTTTGTATAGAAGGCTTTGCATTAAATAATGAACTTATGCTTATTTGATCGATATCTGATATAAAGTAGACATTTGTTTCAATCAATAATTGTTTATACTTTTCAAAGTCTGTCATATTGATTCCATTATTTTTTCCTTATTACCCACGAACTATCAATAAATTTAGCCTGTGGCTTTCCTAATGTTTCATCTATAGCCTTAACAGTACCAGGAAACTTATTCCAATAATCATGGCCGCAAATAAAACCCCCTGGCTTAACTAATCCCTTATAGAGAAGTATATCTTGTTTTACATCCGGCTCCTCATGTGACCCGTCAATATAAAGCACATCAATCGATTCTGGTTCAAATTGCTGTGCAATCTTATAACTATATTTACGAATAACAGTAATATTTTTATAAGGCTCCATGCGCTTAATAAAATTTTGATATACCTGTTCCATGTCGCATCTATTAGTTATATCCCCTATATTGCTAATCCACGGGTCGATAGAAATTACTTCTTTAAATGACTGGCAAAATATTTCTGTACTATCGCCTGCATAGCTGCCTATTTCAAGTAATAAAAGATTTTTAGTCGACGATATACGATTGATATAATTTATCATATCGCGCAGACCTTGTTTTGATTTTTCTGTACGCATAATTATTTCTGGCATATTCTGTCTCCATTTTTTCCATTAAACATATTTTTATTTTTTAATTTTTTCATTAGATTTCTTCCTCCATTACCTCTTTATTATCATCTGAATTATGATTATTGTCAAGTTTATTTTTAACCATATCAAGCCTTAATTTTGTCTCGTTCTTTATCTTTTCATCATTGACTTCTTTTTCTTTTTCAGCTTCTTCTTGTAATGCTTCCTTTATTTTTTCCGGGTCTGTCCCTGGTAAGCGGTTATATAAATACGATGTAGGTAAAAACTTTTCTTTAACAAGCACATATAATTCCTTTATCATTTCGATAACTTGCATTAGATCGATTAAAGGAAGTTTTATTTCAAAGTCACCTTCTAAAATATCATTATCCGCTATGCCATTATCAATGGCTATAATCATAGACTTTTCAATCATTTCTTTAATGCCCTCTTCCCATAGCATCCGCGCTTTTTTTGTTCCGTATTCCATAGATTTTGATATATTTTCAGCTGTCGCGCGATTGCTCATCAATTCAGGATATGATAACCAATGAATAGGAATATTGGTATTTGTAGATATTGTGCGTAAGTTTTCAAGCATATCTTTTAAAATAATATTTACTGCCGATGAGTCGGGGGATGCGAATTTAAAATCGCCTGTTGTAATCTGGCCTTCTCCAATATCATAATCAGCTGCTGCCAGTTGTTTTTCTAACGCTTTAATATTTTTATCAACTTGTGGGTCTTTGGGATCAAATGACCATATCGGTTTTGGGCTTCCATGCAAGTGGCTTGTTTTTCGCAAATCAAAACCAGCCCTGGAAAAGTTTTCAAATTGTGTAAGGCTTCTATGAAGTCCATTTGTTGATTCATTGGGATATCGATCTGTACCGCCAATTTTTACGAATGTAAATTTTTTAGGTTCTACAAAAGTAAAATTTTTATCTTCTTTTTTTTGCTTGTATTTTATCTGCTTGATTTCTGCTTTATCATTTTCATCGTATTCTACTTCATATTCATTTTGAATCCACAAAAATTGCTTTGCCTTAACATAACTTTTATCTTTGTCAAATTCTGTTTTTCCCTGCATAGGCATAGTTGCTTGAATTATTTTAGGTTCAAGGATAATTATATTTTTACCTTCTAACTCTCCGGTTAATACGAAATTTAAAAGATTTGATCCTTGTAATTTATTTTTTTTAATAAAATTTTCGATATATTTTTTTTTCTTTTCATTTTGTGTTGTAAAATTAATCCCCTCACCCGCAATACAAGCAACTCGCATATCAGTTACGGCCCCAAATAATTCCGCTCCATTAAACGCCCTTGATTCGTACATATCATAAGCTTTTAATACTTGCTGTGGATATGTTGTATAATTGTTTTTATCAACTACTCCCTGCGTTTGCTCGGATAAATTGGTAATAGTAGTCAATAATACATTTTTTTGCGCTTCCAATGCTTGTATTTGCTTGCTGACAGTTTTAATATGTTTTTTTGGTTTAAAAACTTTTTCTTGCATAGCTTGCAATTCTTTAGATTTAGTTTTGATTTTATTTTCAACAAATTGTCTTTTGCTATTAAGCATTATGGTTAATTCTGATTCTATCATCAATATGCACCTCTCACCCTTCTTACTGTTCCCCTTTCATCACCGCCGCCTAAAAAGAAATCTTCTTGCGAGTATCTCACGGCGGCTATTGTGTCGTCACCTATTTCGACATATTCATTTTCGCAAATAGTCCCATCTGCCAATTGCCTACGCTTTGCTCGTGGAAATTCACGCGCCGCATTTGGGCAATTATCCGCGTGTATATGTATTTTTGGCAACTGTTCTAAATATTCATATCCCTTTTTTACCGATCCTGGCCCTTTAATTGATGGGGATATATTAAATCCCATATCCCTTAACTCTGCTATATACCCTGGCTCTGCACTATCAGCCGTGATATTAAAACTCGTAGGAAAATTATCTGCTACCAGCATTTCACCAAAAGGCCGGTTGTAAACATTTTTTGTGTAATACTCTTTAAATAAATACAACTCATTTTCACGATATCCATTCCTAATAAGCGCCTGCGCATGAACAAATCCAAAGTCAAGGCCGCATCGTAAATTCTGCATATTATATTCTGGTATTTCAAAATTATGTATTTCGATATTATGGAAAACTTTTGCATTGCTTATGCTACCCCACTCACCCAAACAATATACCATATAGTAGTAATGGTCAAGGTTTTTATAATTTTCAAGTCTATTCTTGTCATCTTGCGTTAAGAATTTATTATCTTTATATGTTGATTTTAAAACCATATTATCTGATTCATTTAGACGATTATCAATTAGTCTGGCTTTTACCCATGAGCCTTCATCGATAGGGTTTGTGGATAACATCAAATGTTTCCTAATCGATCCTCGACCCCTTAACCTTATACATACTTGATTAAAATCTTCTTCAACAAATTCAGTGACTTCTTCCATCCATACACAAACAAGATCGCCTGTTTTAAAAGTGACTGATTTTACCTTTTCGCGTTCTTTGTAATCTTTCATTCCCTTAAAAATAATTTTGTTTCCGTTTAATAAACAGGTTATAGATTCCGATCCTTTGCTTTCATTTACCTGCACAATATTTTCATCAAACCCCCACATATAAAGCACTTTACGAATTTCGGCAAATGTAGAATCATGATTAGACGCCGCCACCTTGCGCAATACAAGGACATTATAGCCGGTTAACAGAACAAAATTGTATACTATTTTTTGAGCTATGAAGTGGGATTTGCCGGATGAACCCCCCCCATAATATAGCTGGATTGGTAAATAGCATTTTAAATAAGGCTGGTATATTTTGTTAATACATTCGTATATGCGCGAAAAATCTATTTTGGGCATTTAAGTTAACATATTGACTTGGCTTGATATTTCTTCGTTCATTATAATTTCTTATGGCACAATTCATCTTTACTAAAAATTTACTCTAAACATTTTTATACAATTACTTTATCAAGAACGATTTTGAATTTCTTATGATCATCTTCTTGAATAATAAAATTATCCCTATTAAATAAATCTATAAAATTTGTATAGTTTTTTTCAGTCTGAATAATCCCGTTAGTGACAAAAGGCATTTTACTATAATCGGAAGTTATGTTATTTGATTTGGGAACTATCCTTTTATTGATAATACATTGTGCTTGTACTATTGTTTGAGCAAATAAATTTGCTATAATTATTTTTTGATAAAGCGATTTATAATATTTTTTTTCAAGTTTCTTGCTTAATCGCTTTTTAATTTTATTTCTTCTCCTTATCAATATTTTCATCCGGTAAATCAGGCGCCGGTATTACTTGGTAAATTTTATTTTCAATATCGGCACTTATCTTTTGTGTTGGCATTCCAATTGCGCGATTGATAAATTCTTTTACACCAACATATCTACCTTCCCTAAATTCTTTTAAGAACACTTTAATAAAATACCTTATAATCATCGGCTTCTTTACATCTTCAACCATTGCTTTTAATTCTTCTTGGGTTGAACAGATGATTATATTTTTGATCATGTTTTCAATATCGTTTGAGGATATATCATTTTGCTGGATAAACTTTTTTAGTCGGCTTTTGCGCCTTCCGCCTCCAGGATTACCCTCTTTGAATCGAGTTTTTTTATTATCTTCTTTTAAATTCGGATTACCTACCATAAATTACCGAATAATTACCGATTTCTATCAAATTCATGCAATAATTGTACTGAATTCATATGTTTTTGTCAAGTTTATTAGCATAATTGCCATTATTTTATATGTATTACACGGATTCTATTAGGTTTTTTTTATAATTGTTATAAAATTCTGTCAATTTTATTTTTCTATCCTGGTAACTCATTCCTAATTTTCACTCGCTTGCATTTTTTCAATATCTGCGATAACAGCTTCTTTTATTTTTATATTAAACCATTCTCTCGCTATATTAGAATCATTGTACTTTTTATGTAAACTTTTCTCAATATCGGATGCATCCTTTTGTTTCATCAATCTTGATGAATACACAATTTCATAATTTGATATTGAACCACAAGCAAAAGCCTTTATTCTTTTTCTTGGGTTATTGGAAATTCCTATTTTTAAAGAGCCGTGCTTCCCATCTTTTATTAAATAGATAACCGTATCCTTTATTTTCCCTGCCTCTTCTTTCCCTTTAAAAATATCCGCATACAACTTGTCAGCCATTCTTCTTTCTTTTAACTCCTGTACATCATTTGCAGAACTTTCCCAAAAAATATCATAGTATTGAATTATAGAGTAAAAATATTCGGGAGATACAATAGCCGCGACGGCATGCAAAACAGCAGGATGCGCATATGTGCCCCCACTTCTCCCTTCTTTTTTAATGATACAAACTTTCCCTATATCTTTTTCTATTACCCCTATTAAATGTTTTATGGCATTAAGTACTGTTTTTATATTTGTTTCTGGAAAAGACAATAAGAAATCATTAATGCACATAAAATCGTTTTCAAGTATTCTTATATAAGGGTAATCACCGTTTCTTTCTTTATAATTTTCATTTGCTTTTTGTATAGTCACTATTTACTCCTTAAATAAACTATACTTTATTTTTATATTATAGTCAAGTACTTTGATTCAATTGATTATTTTTGTTAAGTAGATTAAAATCTTTTATATTCGTCTTTTAGTATTTCATATAATGCGCTTGATTTATAATAACGCCCCTCGTGCGGCTGTTTAATCAGTTTATCAAATGATCTGGCCTCTGCATTATTATTAAATACGAATACTCGCATATAATCGTCTTTTTCTATTTGTTCAGATTCGCCATTAGCATCTTGCTTATTGAGTTTTTTACGATTTTCCTTTTTTGTCTCTTTTAGTTTAGCGATTTGATCAATATCAAGTTGAACTTCTGCTTGTTTAGGAGTAAGCTTTTCGATCTTTTCTTCGTTGTCAGAAAATAGATAATCTACATCAAATTGATCAAAGTCTAAATCTATTTTAAAATCAATATCTGGCATGAATTCTTTTATCTCAAATAGTTTTTCTTTATCCCATTCTCCCATTAAATTAGCATTATTAAGTTTTATATTGGCCTCTATCTCTTCCTTTTCGGTTAGGTCTACCATACATACCGTTAATTCATAATCATCTTTTCTAAAAAAAGAATCCATTATGGAAATCCTTTGATGCCCAGCTACGATATTCATACTATTTTTATTTACAACAGGAGGCTGCAATAGACCTACTTTTACAATATATGTTTTTAGCCGCTTCCTTGCCTTTTCAGTTATTTTGCGCGGATTGTATTCTGCATTGTGTATTTCATTCCTGACTATTGTTTTAATTTCGTATTTTTCATGTTTATTCATCGCTTTGTGCCTTTAACAATTCCCCTTCAATATCAGGATATTGATCTTTTATAATTAAATAATCGTTATAATATTCACGATACAACCATAATAAAGCATCGCCTTTGAATATATTTATATCTCTAAATCCTGCCGCGTAATCAGGAGGCAAAATTAGCTTTTCTGCTTTTATATATTTCCATACGTCGGATTGTTTCCAATCGGATAAAGGATAAAGCTTTTTATATTTATAATCTATTCCATTTCCGATATGCTTAAGCATTCCACGCCTTTGCAAAGATTCGTCTTTTCGGTATCCGTAAGCAAGCCATTCGCAATCATATTTATCTCTGATAAATGCTTCGATATCTGGCTGCTTTAATTTCTTTTTAAACATAAAAGCGACATCAAATTTAGGATATTGATCGATTTTTATTTTAAACCGATTTTCATAGTAGGTTATAATTTTTTCACGGATTGAAAGCCCTTTATGGATATAAAGAAATATAGCCTTATATCTTTTAGGCATATATTTGTTGAACAGCGATAGCATAGTCGTTGCGTCTTTACCACAACTAAAAAAGACTATTGCAAATTCGACACCATCTGCAATAGCTTTGATTGAAGATTCAAGCATTCGTTATCTTGATGCCTTACGAATTTTTTTGACAATAGATGGAACTTTTCCGCCTTTGAATCTTCCTGAACTTCCTGCACCTTCGGCCATAACAAACCTCCTGGTTTTTATTTACCCTTTCTTATCTTTGTTGACATAACTATACCTGTTGTTTTTCCTCTTGTTGTTTTCTTTTTTGTCGCTGTTCCTGCACTTCCTTCTGCCATGAAATGCTCCTTTAAATATTGATATCAAATAATCTTAACTTACCATTAATATTTTTAATAGGCTTTTCAAATAATATAGGATTTTCCAAAACCCAATGATAACAATTCTTATCTGACCATTCTGACTGACTATCCTTTATTACATCGACGAGATCAACTGTGCCAATTATTGATTTATTTTGAATGAAACAATAATCTAATTTATCTATATCTTGTTGATAATCGTCGCCATAAAACTTTTCTATTACCTTAACATATTTATCATGCATTAACCATAAGTTTTTATCTGTCCGTGTATCGTCTTTAAAATCCTTTTGTATTTGTTTCCATATACTTCTCGGAAATTGTGCAAGGTCTAATTCTGGATATTGATAATCACCGCATGAATGGATGTATAATTTACCGCGATAATTTGTAGTCCATGATCTGTTTTCAATTGGTTTAAAACCTAAACAGATTTGATATGCTTGTTGTGCTTTGACGGATATACATTTAACTAACATTTAAACTCCTCTTAAATTATATAATATATAGTTTTACTTGTCAATTAAAAATCAATCAATTTCCCCTGTACCTTTATATATACTTCCCTATAAGCATATTCAAGCGATGCAAAATTATACTCGTTATTTTTCCAAGCGTATTGAGGGTGATTACAGGTTTGATTATATCCCAATTCAAGGATACCGAGTCTTATCCCAGCCGTTACATCATAAGTATTATTATCAGGAGAAAAAGTAAGCCCGTTACCTTCTGCAAGATCAACAAAATAAAATACGCTATTCATTTTACCACGAATAAAAAAATATTTTAATATGGTGGCCTCAACTTCAAATTCTCCACATAATGGTAATTCTAAATGCCTATAATCTGTTTCATATAAAGTAATAGCGTGTGCAGTATTTCCTTGCATATATGATAACTGAAAACTCATTAAAATTATAAATAATCCGTTTAACATTTTACCACATCCAGTCTGCCATAATGAACTTCATATTAGGTTTTATCTCTTCAGTTTTTTTACAAATTATTGGGAAATTTACATTGACCTGATATTCGCCAACTTGGTATAATATATAACCAAACTGCTTTTGATCTGATAACTGGCACTGTTCGCCAAGATAAATTCCATCTATATGGCAATATTCTTTAAACTCGTTTGCCTGTTTTTCATCCCTCGCCTGTATAAATATTGGTAATGTATTTCGAACTATTTCATTATGCAATTTTTTAGTAAGCGCTTTTACTATTTTTTTCTCTTGATCTGTTGGTTCGTTTCCAATTCCATAAAGAAATTCTGCTATCGCTTTAAAATTATCTTCATATTCCATTATTCTATTCCTAACATTTGCTTAATCCCAGATTCCATTAACATTATAGAACCAGCAATTGATTATAATATTTGCATCATTAGACACGCACCTGAACCCATAACTTTTTCCATATTATCCGATTATTTTTTGTACGATTATATGTACTGGATTCATTTTATTTTCTCCTGTTCTATAAATAATTGCTTCCCATGTTCAATTATTTTTATCTTTAAAGCGGCGGCATAAGCGGCAGCGGCAGCATAAGCAGTGGCATCAGCGGCATCAGCGACATAAGCGGCAGCGGCGGCATAAGCGGCAGCGGCAGCATAAGCAGTGGCATCAGCGGCATCAGCAGCATAAGCAGCGGCAGCGGCAGCGGCGGCATAAGCAGTGGCATCAGCGGCATAAGCGGCAAATTTCACCTCATTTAATTTTTCTTTGCTTATATTTCCCTTTAGATATTCTTTTGCAGCTTCTATCGCCTGGCGCGGGCGCTTATCTTTGGAATATTTTTTTTCGAAAATATCGATAACAGATTCTGCTGCAAATATTGCATATTGTCTCCTATTATCAATATTTAACATACGCACAATTAGCCAATTTGCCCATAAATATTTATTTTGCTTCATGAGTTTATTAACTATCTTAATTCCATCTTTTTGACGTTGCTTAAAAAACCATTCCTTTCCGCCTTCACAGGCTCCCTCTTTTATAAGCCATTCTTTTGTAATTATCATACTATTCTCCTTTTATTTTCCAGATAAATGTTCCAGCAATGCCCCAATGATTGCTAAAATAATTACGCAAAATATTATAACATATTCCATCTTTATGCCATTTTTAAAATACCCCGTATAAGCCGGTTAAGGCGGATACGGGGATGATCAATGTAGGAGATCAATCAATTGTTAATGATCTCCATTCTGTATCTATTTTAGTAGTTTGGTATTTTTATTTTCTATTTCACATTTATAATTTTCACACCATGCAACAATTTTTGGCCATGTGTCCATTGTTATGTATCCAATAACATCGTCAGAATGATCATTCTGTGCAAATGCTTTTTGTAACATTTCCTTTGTTTTCCACTCACCGGATTCATCCCAAATTGCAACTTCTGCATTTTTACAACCGAGATTTTCAGGAACTACAGTAAAAGAAGATAGGCTTCTGTTATCACAATAATTCATAGCTCCGAATTGTGTTGACAATATCAACCCATTCTTAAACCGTACTTGAAAACCTTTTGCATTTGTAATACTAAACATTTATTGACCTCCTACAGCCAAGATTAGTTTTTATCTAATCTCTATATACTAATATAACACAATAAATATAATAAGTCAAGTAAAATAATAAATAAATTTAGTTACTTTTATGCCAATGCCTATTATAAAATTTATTAAGATTTGTGCGTTTAATTATTGTACCGCTATCTTTATGATAGACGGTTCCAGATGCTATTATTTTTCCATCATGCTCTACTTTCCATGCTCCTTTTTGTCCAGGATGAAGACTTTTAGTGCATTCCATTCTTGTTAATTTCATAACTTCGCGCTTATCGTCACCAAAATTATCATCAAAATGATAATAAGTGCTACCGCAATTGCTATTATATGTTCCGATATAGATATTGCGTCCTTTTTTGCTGATATTAATAATTTTTTGCCACTCTTCCATAGTTACTAAAAATTTATGTTTTTCAATAACTCCCCATTTATTACTTTTTGCAATCTTTATTGCATTAGGATATGAAACATTTTTTATTTTATTGTCATTACATAATTGTTTAAGTGAATATTTTTGCATTGTTACTCCTATATATTCCAGCATTCGCAAAATAATCTTACTGTATCTTCTGTCTTAAAATAATTTATAACTTTATCAAATAAAACTTTTTCATTTTCCGGGTTACCGTTTTTATCTTTTTTGCGTTCGCGTATATACTCTTTAAATGATAATAGTCTAAACTTATCACCTGTGCGCTTAAGAATAATTACTATATTCATAGCAACTATTTCGTAACGCGCATCTTTGGTTACACTGGAATATGGAAAAATATTTATTATATCGCTTGGTTTCATATTATTCTACTATCTATTTTCATTTATAATTTTTACAAATTCGTTTAGTCCTTGCTGAGAATCGATATGCCAGTAATTAACATTGCCCTCTGGTTTTGGGCACGTACAATCCCCATTTGCTCTTATTGCAAAACCATAACATCCTGCTGGTAATTCCTTTGATCTTTTATACAATTTTTCTGCGATTCTTAATGGGACTATACCACTGACTATCCAGTATACCCATGCTCTTTCGAATTCATAATGATAAAGTCTTCCTTCTACTGTGAATGGAACTTCACCAATTGATCTTCTATAAATTTGTCCTATTCCTGCTTCTTCCAATTCTTTTTTTATTTCTATATCACAATTTTTAACACCAGCTAAATTAACCATATTATTTTCCTTTTGATTCACTTTTTATTTTAATCGCGTCATTTACAATGATAGCTACTTTTTTTAACATCAATTCATTACCTTTGCGCATTCCCGCTTTATACCAACAAAAACATAATAACCCTGTAATTATTATATTAATTACAATGTATATAATTTTCCCCATATTTTCATTATCCTTTCCGTATAAATCCAAATATTTTATAATCATAACCAGTATGAATATTTACGCCGATTATAATATGCTTTAATAGTATTTGTTCATTATAATATTCACATAAATATTCTTGATAAAATTCATATGTGTGTTTTGGCGCTTTAACTTTATCCCATGCTTGGTTATGTTTATCATAATCCCATTGAACCAATCTGTCAGAATATACATATTCTAAACCAGATTCTTTTTTACCATAAATAGTGCGTTCTCCAGATGAACCAGGGGAAACTTCGCTGTAATGTAAAAAATCATTTATTTTAGTAAAGTGTTGCATATTGTTCTCCTATCCTAAATTTATTTTATTTTCTTCTGCCCACTTTTTGACGCCTACTTTTGTATAGCCGATTAACCATGACCATATCCAATTTTTCATATCATGGGTTTTATAGATTTGCGATTGTTTACAGCAAGTACAAAACCTGATATGCCGTTGCGGGCAGTCTGATATTATTGCATAGTTCCACTTATGACCAAAAATCTTACATATTAAATTAAATAGCTTTCTCATATTATTTTCCTTGTTTCAAATTTATTTTATTTTGCTTTGCCCATTTAGTTAATGATCTTTTTGTGTGTTTACGTTCCTTGTACGGTTTCCATATTTTATAATATGCTGACTCGCAGCTTAAAAGATACACCTCGCTTACTCCTTCCCCGCAATAACTTTCAGAATGGCGCAAGGCGTACTTGATTGTATCCTCGATTAGCCATGCGAATTTTCTATCTCGTAGATAATGAAAAATAAATTTTATCTTTGAAATCCGGTTTTTGGGAGTCTGTTGTTCGACTGCTTTATGCGTTCTCATTTTATCCACGTGATATTCTTCACCGAATTTATTTAGCCACACGATCATTTTATCGTCTTGTATTTCGGGCTTATTGTCATTATAAACCAGTTTAACGGGTTCTTTGTTTCGCACGTTATACCAGATAAGTGCCGCCAAAAAAATTACCATTACAGAAAACCATACAATTGCTATTAACATATTATTCTCCTTTTGTTAGTTCTTTTAATTTTTCGATTACTTCTTTTTCAGCCCATCCGATCGTATTCAATTGCCTTTGATGACATACGTTTGTCCGGCTATACCGCCATCCATGTTTGGGAAACCATTCTTTTAAATCACTTTCGATATAAAATTGTTTTGGCATGTAAACTTTAAATCTATTTTCAATTGTATCTTTTTCGAAATGAATGAAATCAGGTAAGCCGGCTACGGTATATTTTCCAGAGGATTCTACTTTTGAGAATTGTTGCAATTCGTCAATTCTTTTTTTTGCCTGTCTTATTTTTGTACTTAAACTTGTTAATTCGAATGCTGGGTAAGGTTTATCATAATAAGGAAATAATCTTGCATTTATTTTTACCGTCTCAAGTAGTTTTGCTTTTCCATCCTCTGTCAAATCGAGTTTATAATTACTATCTTTTTGTAATTTAGCAAATTCTTTATTAGCTTTTTTTATGAAGGATTGTTTTTTTTCCAATTCTATTACTTTTTCTTTTAATAATTTTACTGCATCGGGGTCACTGCTTGAAATTGAATAGCCATTCTCTACTATGCGCGCTTTATCGGCGTAGTATTCTGATTTTTCTTTAGCTTCTATTCCTTTTTGCATATTTGTATGAATTTTATTCAAATCTCTTCTATGCTTTTTTTCTGAATGATGGCCGACAAGAACTGGCTGCCCCATCGGGATACAATCTGCAATTGTATCGGCTGTTTTAAACCTGCTTTCTGATTCTTTACTTGCTTTTTTAGAAAGCTTTCGATATTTTTCAATTTTATTTAATTTTTTGTTTTCATATGTTTCTTTTTTTTCTTCATAATCTTTTATTTCAGATTCTTGGTTATCGCTCATTTATTTGTTTACTCCTTTTTTTATTTCTTGATATTTACATTTTCCAGAGTTGTAGCACTCTCCATTTATACCCTTATAATTACAAGTTATAGTCGTGCGAATTTTTATTCTTGATGTTTTTTTAATCTTGATTTGATCTTTAAAGTTTTTATATTTACACATAATTTTATTCATTCGTTTATTTCTGCCTCTATTATTCTTTCAATATTACTTTTTGTTGATTTATACTGACATTTTTTAGCATATACGCATTCCGATAATTCTCCTTGACAGTATCCACATTCTATTTTTGTTTTAAGCCGTATAGGTGACATACTGTTAAGTATAGTATTTTTGTCAAGAAATCCATTAAAAGCGCAATATTTTTTATTTTCCATTTTGCCCATTCGTTTATTTCTCCTTATCTTTAATATATCAAATAAAATAAATAAAGTCAATATATATTATTTATTTTTTACACTTCTTTATAATATTTCTTGCTATGTCTTTTTAATGTTTTTCTATTAACTGTTTTTTTAATCAATTCTTTTGTGATTATGGTATAATTGCCATAATCATCTTTTCCAAATTCATTATAAAAATAATCAATCAATTTATCTATGCTCCACATCTTATTTTCCTTTACTCGGTTTGCCTGGCTATTTATTTTGCCTTCTGTTTATTTCTGCCGTTATTTTATCAAAAAGCTCACTCATTCCAGGCCGATTAGTTGAAAATGAGTAGAGCATAATATCTGATAAAATATGATCGGATACTTTTGTGATATCAGAATTTATCAATTCAATTGCCTTGTCTACTGAAATCTTTATTTTTTTTATTGATAATCTCATTTCATTCTCCTCATTCAGCCGGTCTTCATAATCAGCTTATACATATAATATAATACTTTAATTATTAAAAGTCAATATAAATACTAAAAATAAATTAACTTATTTTTCCATCTAATTGATTGACTTTTTATATTTATTGTATTATATTATATATATCAAATTGATTAAATATCAATTAAGGAGAATGAGAATGGATAAACAAATAGTAAATGAAATTCATAATCAATTAGGTGGAAGCAAATTTGATACTATGACAGGCGCTTATTATAAATGTTATGACAAAGTATCTTTTTCTTGCCGTTTCAGAGGATGCCGGAAGGCGCATTATGTTGTAATTACCATAAATGATATGGATTTATATACTATGGAATTTTATAAAGTAGGAAATAAATTTGTTGCAAAAGTAAAGGAATATAAAAATATTCAGGCTAAACAATTACAAGAATTATTTACACGATTTACTGGATTAGATACGCACCTATAAAATATTATGGTTATCCAGTTACCCTTAAACCGGAAAAGGATTGAATTATGGAAAAAATTACAACTGCCAAAGCAAGAAATATTGCAAGAGATTATGAGGATAAATTGGATTGGACTAATGCGACTAAATATTATCAGATTGCTATTGATAACTATCCAAAATTTACACCGGATAGTGCTTTGCATGTGGCGGACTATAAATCTTTACAAAATAAATTAACGCGTAATTTGTATTACTTTGAAAATAACATTTAAATTCTAATAATAAAATTTTTAAGATACAGCGGATGAGCAACGCAGCACCCGCCGTGCGTTAAAACTATAAAATAATAAAATACATCAACTTAATTCATCGATCATCTTTTTAATTTCATCTTCTGATTTCCCTTCAATTGAAGCGTTCTGTTTTTTATCAAGTATATCGATTAATCTTTTTTTCTTTTCTGAATTTTCAGCGGCCTTTTCTTTTTCACTGGCCTCTTTTATTTTTACTTCTACTATGTGACGAATAATCGAAATTCCAATTTCTATCATTTCGGCCTGTTTTGATTTTACGCCAAGCAGACTTTCTTCTTTTTCTGACTTAAATTGCATGTTTAATTTTTTAAAAATTTGGTCGAGCGCCGATACAGGTAAATCCCACAAATCCTCTACGGAACATAGCCCCTTATAATCAAATCTTAATTTTAATCTACTTGCTTTTTCAAACATATTATTCTCCTTATATTAAAAATTTATTTTTAATGTCCGGGTAATACTACCCGTAACTTTGCAAACAATAGAATTTCGCTTTGTAGAACTAAATCCAATACCTGATAATTGATTATCGGTATCATCCACTCGCATCTTACTTCCAAGCGCTTCGAATACATGTTTATGTTCCATTAATTCTTCCCGTAAATATTCGTTAAAAAACCCATTCGGCGATTCTGGATTTATACATCCATTTAGCATAAAAAAATAATGTCTATTTCCTATTCCGTTTTGATCGTCCCAATAATTTGGCGAGTACATGCAGACGGTAACTGGATGAAATTGATTTGTATCTATTCCCCATATTTTTCGAGTTGATGTAGATGAAGGTAATAATTCTATAATTTTAAATCCTGTTTTTTTATTATATGTTACTTTTGCCACTTCTACTTTTTCGCCTTGGCGCATATCCTTGTTATAACTAAACGAATAGATATTTCCATTAAATTCAATTTCTGATGCGAATCCGTTTTTTCCGCCTCTGTTATTATAATTATGTACAAAAAATAAATATACCCCTTCTTGCATTTTTGATTGATTTCCCCAAGTAATATTTTCTATTGCTGGTTCACTTGCAGGATGTATTATATCTACATCAAGCATCCCCGTTGAAGGATGTATCATTCCTTTATTCCTAAACCAAATTTCATTTCCATTTGGTTCTATACAATGCGCGTCAAGATCGTTTATGTTATCATTATCTGAATTCCATTGAATTGAAAATCTTAACACGCCATCTACTTTTCCGCCTGCTTCCTTTACACGCTTTTTCATAGAGTCTGCGATATTTCCGGAATAGACCCACGAAAACCCGTTATTCCATTTAAACATCGTCTTGCTGTCTTTTACTTTTTGAGCTATTAAAGATACACAATTTTCGGAATGTTTGTTTTCAAATAGCACGTCAATATTTTTTGTTAGTGGCAAAACATCTTTGATAAAGGTATCGATCCCAATTTCTTCTACCTTATCAAAACTTTTATGATTTATTGCAATCCCCTTGCTCATTTCTCCAAACACATCTCCGGTAATTATTTTTGCCGAATCTTTATTAGCAAATAAGATATTATCGATCGTTATATCTTCGAGACAAGCAAATCTTCTCCCCAACGAATCAGAAAAACCTAATTCAATTACCTTTTCTTTTGCCTTATTGAGCATCTCCTGCGTGAATATTGCCTTCGGTCGCTTATAGTTAGCAGGAGCGACCATAGCTTCATATTTTTTTACTGCATCATTTATATCGGCTCCTGTGGTAATATCGATTAACAATATTCCGATAGGATGATTGCGCATTTTATTTACTGCTGGCCCGGCAATTATTGATTGCTCCCAACAAAATAATTCTTTTAAAAGATCATTAAGTTTATGATATTCCTTATGATATTTTAAAAAACTTCTTAAAATTGATTCACTTTCTTCACCGCGATATAATGATTGCTGTGATATCAATTCAAGAATAGTTAAAATTGCATTCTCTGATATTTCATCCAATGACCTTTTGAAAACATTTCTTTCATCTCGTAGTTTTCCTGTTATGCTGCCTATCTCATCTTTTTTATATCTTAAAATATTTTTTGGTAATTTAAAATAGAAATGCTCCCATGTTTTTATCTTATCATCTTTTAATTCTTTGTTTTTATCTATTCCGAAAGCATTATCATTTGTTACAAAAAAGTCAGTCACTTTTTTGTTTTTAATAAATGCTGACATCGAGTCTACCACTATCTGCCATGATTTATCTTTTGCATCAAAATCCCATATAGTTGTAATTTCCCCATTTTTTATAGTGACGACATTTCCAACTGACTTTATAAAATGCCTGCACGAACTACAATCATATTCTTTACGTTCTTTTAAAATTTCATTTGTCCCTGGAGGAAAACTATTAAGATAATTTTTCCACATTTCATCTTTATCGACGTTTACAATATGCATAAATTTTATATCTTTTAAAATATTGGAAACGTGATCGCTTAATTTTTGTTTAATTTTTATAAATTCCATTAATTTTCTCCTTTCTATATCGATTTTATTAACTTTTTAATGACAATCTGGACAAATATCTTCCCATTCGTCTTTTACTTTTCTTGATTTCCATCCATTTGATTTATCCTTTTTAAAAGCAACAGCATCCGAAAAAGAGTCAAAGCCTTTGTTTGTTTCTTCTCCGCAAATGTCGCAAATAATATCGAATGTATTAAAGCCGTCATTCTTTTGAATAGACATTTTACACCCCCCTAAATAATCATTATTCTTTTATTATGACGGTTATTCTATCTGCAATTATATGCGCTATCTTACTTTTTACTTCATCGCTCGCAGAATAACGACTGCCAAACATTTCTTTTTGCATTAATCCACTTGCCAATTCCATAACATTGATTTTGTTTTGTTTGACTAATTTTTCTGCTTCTTGGATAACTGCTTCTTTGATTTATTGCTCGATATCTTCTTTCGTAATATGCAATTCATTATGCATGTAATTTTTAAACATTTTCCATTTGTTATTGTCCATTTTATCCTCCGATAATTAAAATAAGCAGGCGGCGCATAATTCCGCCTGCTATTTGCTGGTAAAGGATTCTATGTCTGACTACCAGCAATGCTGCCCGGTGGCAACGTCAAATATAATCGCATTGCGATTTGCGTGATCTTGGAATTGAACCAAGCACCATCTGCTTATAAGGCAGGCGCTCTAACCGATGAGCTAATCACGCATATTTTTTAACCTTTTATGTTCTTTATCATGGCATTCTCTGCAAAGCCAGGTAATTTCTAAAGGTTTTGAATAATCATTATGGTGCGCGTGAACCTTTTTTGATTTATCTTTGCAATTTTGACAAATTCCTCTTATTAATTTTCCGTTACGAATATATTTTGTTGTTATTTTTCTTGCTTTTTCTTTTTCTGGCCATTTTTGTTTTTGCATTTTCCTATATTTTATATTATTTGGTTTATTGGTAATTGGATTTTTACTTATCCCTCCTTTCCAATTGCCATTTTTTTCTTTACTACATGTGCCATTTTTTTTTACTTTTTGGGCTATTATAAATTTTGTCTCTGACAATTTTAAAAACCTTACTCTTCTTGTCTGCACGGATCGTTCTGTTCTGTTTAATATTTCTGCAATTTGTTTATCGGTTAATGCAGTATAATTCAACTTAACAAAATCATCTTCTTGCTTATTCCATGTTTTTCTAATTTTTTTATTGATTACCATCATAGACAAATTTATTATATTATTCCTTTTAATTTTAAAATAACCCGCGTGGCGCCGTAACAGCCTACGCGGGTAAATCCTGGGAGGGACTCGCGATCTCACTCCCAGATTGAATTATTCCCATGCCTCGCTAAATTCCTCATCGGAAAAAAGTTCAGCAAGCCCTGTAATTTGTTTTAATCTTAAAACTTCATCGGCATCCATACCAAGCTCTTTTGATATCTTTTCGTCACTCCAATTTTTTTTTGCTAACTCTGCAACGATATTAGACATTTCAGAAATTAAATGTTTCCCGCGCGCCCTATTATGCCGTATCGTAGAAGCTATTCTGTCATCGCGATTTTCGCGGTTATGTCTTATTTCTACTATCGGCAAATATCCAAAAACGCGGTTTTTAACACTTTCGATTTCCTTTCCAACTTTGTGCCTGTGAAATCCGTCAATAACTATATGACCTTTTTCGCATGGCATAGTTACAATTGGCTGCGTATATCCATCACTATCAATTGATACTATTAAAAGTTTCATTTCTGGTGGTGCTACGCTATTAGGATTATAATCATTCGCATAAACATTTTCATGTTTAACCCATACGACGCAATCTGCTGGCTCATTTTTTAGAGGACTTACAGAATGAAGCTCTACTTTTATTTTATTTTGCAATTCAATATTTTTATCAACAGGAAGTTTGCATAAATAATCTTTTATTTCTTTTATGATAGACATCACTTTTATATCATCCATTTTATGCCTCCGCGACTATTTTTTAGATTTTCTAATTTCATTTTTTCACGTTCTTTTTTAATTCTTTCCGTATATCTTTTGTAAAAAAACCCGTCTTTATTTTGTACGAATCCAATAGTTTTTGCAATATAATCATTTCTTAAAAGCATTTTAGCTATTCTTCGCCAAGATGGTACTTTATGCTGCGCCTCTAAATGAATATCAGCTTCATCCGGTATTCCGTTACTATAACCCCTTTCTTCATAAAATCTTAAAAAGACATGAATTTTATTTGCATAATGTTCTCGTGATCGTTCAGGCATACTTGATAATAATACCTCGCTAAAACTTTTCCAGGTGTGCCCAGGTGGTTTTGTTATTTTTATTTGCCCTGAACTATTTCCGCTATATTTTACAAATTCGGCTCCTCCGTTTGCTCCGTTAACTCTAGAAATCAATTTTGCCCAAGTGTCTGGTTCTATCACCTGAAAAAGCCAAAGCCCTTTTCTTTGATCGTCTCCGTAAGGCTGGCAAATTCTTTGTTGATGAATTGTCAACCCCGCTTTATGCATAATATCATAAAGATGGTTATACGGCTTCTTTTCTTTATAATTATATATCCATATATCTCTTGTTCGCCAATCGTAAATAGGATGCACGGAATAAATTTCCATTCCTGTTGATTTTTGCTTTAGCGCCCACATATGATTATCAAAAAATTCTCTGTTTTTTTTAACTTTTACTTTTAAATACCTTGAATAAGATTCATCTGCCCTTATTCCTATAAAGGCAGCTGTCGGCTTACCTTGCGAATACCATTTTCCAAATTCGGGAACAAATTCCTCAAATTCCATATTTCTTTTAAAGAAAGGGAAAAAAGATTCATCCGATATTGCCATGTCAGGAATATCACGTACCCATATATCTTTTTTATCTGGTGCCCAGCATTGCCATTTTGGCTCAAAAACTGAAACTGCATTTCTCAATGCAATAGGAAGACACACCCAATATGGGTAAATTATATCTTTATAAAGATTAAAAATTTCTTTTATATAATCGATTGTAATTTTATACTGACCTTCAAGATCGATAAAAAGACATCCAATTTTTACTTTTCTTTTTATTGCTTCTTTTGCTACAAGATGTAGCATTACAGCCGAATCCTTTCCTCCGCTAAAGGAAACATAGATGCGCGAAAAATTATCAAAAATTATTTCAATTCTTTTTCGCGCAGCTTCTAATACGGAAATTCCAAGCGGATTTTTCATTAGTCTGTCAAATCCGCTGTTAATTCGTTGACATCAATGCATAATCTTTTAGAAGCTTTAAAGCAAGCTTCTGTGTCAGAAAAAGCATAAACAGTGCACGATTTTTTTTCGTTCTGGTTTTTCCCTCTTACCCAGTATTTTCTTTTTTTCATTTCGTCCTCCCAAACAAGAGCGTTTATTTTTGCTTTCGTAAATGCTCTATTTTATCAATGTAATATATTTTTAAATTACTGTCAATCATTATTTTAACTTTTTATTAAAATATTCATAAAATTCTTGCTGATTTTCGTAAATAAAATTTATGATGACATCAAAAAAATGGTGCTTGTTTTTTCTTTTTTCTGCATTAAAATATAGCCTCTGAAAAATTGGTAGTGAATACTTAAAAATCTGAATTGTTGTTTTTTCCCGGTCTACCGTGGAATTGCTGCGGTCAATATCTCGATGACGGCCTGGCTTTTTTTTAGTTTGTTTCATTTTTTACCCTTTGTGGGCAATTTGGCCCGGCCACAATTTTAGGGTGATGCCGTCCATGATTTAAAACTTGCCACTTCCCAAACCCTAAAATTTTGCACTTATGGGGGATTTTTGCAGTTACCCCTTTTTCGTGCCGTCTGTTTTGTCCATCTTCGCTAATATTTAGATACTCGCACGACTCATCACAAAAAATAGTTTCTTTCATTTATTTACTCCTAATTACCAGTATATCTAATCATTCCGAATAAGTCAAGCATTATTTTAACTTTTTATCATAAATATATAAATAATTATCTATTATAATAGATTAAAACTTAAAATATTATTGATTATTTTAATAAATTATACAAATAATGCTTGACAGTAAATAATAATTGTATTATATTATATGTATAAGCTGATTATGAAGATCGGCTGAATGAAGGAGAATGAATTGAGCGATTTTGATAAAAACTTATTAGATACCATCAAAATCTTTTCAAAAGAAATTGAAAAGATAGTTTATGATGACAAAAAAATCCCCACCAGAATTTATTGGACTAAAACTGGATATAAAATAGTTAAGTCTTTTGTCGAAAAAGTAGGAAGCTATGACGATTTTATGGATCTGATCGGTAAACCGGCTACAATTTATAAAATGGCTATGGAAATGATTGAATAATAAAACCAGCGCGAGCCGGTAAAGGAAGATTAAATGACAGTAGGTAGTAAAGAGTTTTTTGACATTATGAATCAGTTTGAAAAAGATGTGCAAAAAATAACATACGGGCACTCATTCGATAGGGCGCCATTATCAAAAGAAGAATACATTAAAGGCTCGTTTTATAATGACGGGTATGTGAACACTCTTTTTGAAGCATATTTGCTCGGATATGCTTTTAAAAGATACGTAGACCTATAAACTGATAGAATACCTGCGCGAGCCGGTAAAGGAGAATGTGGATGAAAATACAAAAATACGGTGCAAGAATTATTATAAATAACACAAATAATGACGGCGAATATACAAGCGATTTTTTGCGTTTAATGTGGACTATGGGCGCCGAGCTGACAATAGAGTATAATGGATGCCAGCACGAAATTAACAATTTTGATGATTTTCAAAGTTTTATTGACAATACAAAATAAACCCATCCTGCCGGGTAGGTAGGAAAAGGAGAATAAGTTTTGGGGTGTAAATACGCTTGTACGTGCGGAGGGTTTTGCCCTGGCTGTCAAAGTTATGAAAAAGAAGACTATTGCGGACATGCCGAGGACTACCATGATTCTATCCATGGACATGAAAATTTAGAAAAAGAAAATTATTTATCAGCTATGCGAGATGAATATGAAAAGGCTATGCGAGATGAATATGAAAATACCACCCCCACCAAATAAAAAGGTAAAGGAGTTTTAATTTATGAAAGATTTTTGTAAATGGGATAGACTTTTAATACACGACATATATTGTGTAAATTATGCCACCTCATGCGACCGCTATTTATATTTGCAAGTTTTTCTTCTTAAAAATTGAAATAATTTTTTAGAATCACTTCCACATTTTACTTTAATTTTTCCATTAACAACTACATAATATTCTTTTTTATTGCATGTATCGCAAAGATAAATTCCTGATTTGTAATCGTCTAAATTTATTTCTATCATTTTTTAAACCTATCAAAATACATTTCCTGCCTCGGAACAGATTCGCATTTTATAGCTTCCCCTGTATAAGATAAATAATAAAAACTTTCCTTTGCTATTTCTTTATCGAATAAAAAAATTAACGGATTTTTTATTTTATTATTTTTATACCATTCAGTAGCCTCTAAAAATATTTTTTCTACCGAATCGAAACGCTTTGTTTTTATAATATCGCCCCTATTTATTTTTTGTTTATAATAATTTCCGCCGTCTTTTTTATCTAATTCCCACGCATCATCTATGTCTATTTTATATTCTAATTCAAATTCATCTTTGCAAAATATTCCGCACTCATTTGTCAATATTTCTTTTAGTTTCCATGAATCTTGATATCCTATCTTTGCATAGTAATGAGTTGCCCCTATTTGCCCTTGCCATGAAGTTATATCACAGATATAAATTTTATCACCTGACATGGTTTCTCCTTTTAATGTTCCGTTTAAACACATGTTTAATTTTCATCATGCGCCTATTATACGGTTTTTTAATTGTCAAATGTTTAACTGGTAAAGAAATATTTTTTATTATTGGATAGACTAGTTTTTCTTTTATAGTTTTTGATTCATAGACTTCGTTTTGTTTCATGTTATTTATCGATTCATATAACATATCAAGTTTATCTTTAGCACCTGTTAACATATACGTATCTAAAACGCAATTCATACTTTGCTCATGTATAAGATTAGTTTGTGCATTTTCTAAAACTTCCACAATCTTATTCGGAAATATTTTTTTAGCGAGGTCTATTATTACTAGACGATACCGCTCTCGTAAACTATCAAAATGCTTATCGATAAGTTTTGCATTAGATATAAAAAGTATTCGTGAGTTCATTTAAACAACCCTTTAACAACCTCAATTACTATAACCGTAAATAGTCCGCTACCGGCCACTATCGCCGTCACTTTCCAGGCTTTTTGATAGCGTAATGATGTTGTTAGCCGATTCGATAATTCCCTCGATTGCGCTTCCCTGATTATTTGTTGATGCTTCAATGCTGATAACTGCCTGCTCACTTTTACGCTCGATATATTCAACGCGATAAACAACTTTCTCAACATCGTGAATGATGACTTGTTTTGCGTCAAGTAGGCTTTCAAGTCTGTTAATTGTTTGTCTATATTCGCTTTCTCGGCTTGTAGTTGCTGGCAGTAATCCAGTATTATTTCCGCCTGCTGGATTATTTGCGCTGGTACACTTTGAGCAGGTAATGAGTCCGAAAATAAAACCTGCGATAAGAGCAAAGCAAATAACAGTGATATAGTGAAAAAATATTTTTTGTTTATTATCCACATGAAAACTCCTTATAATTTATCACTTTTATATTTTTGACATTCTTTTATGTCACATTCGGCGCAGTCATCATCATCAAATGCAGGATACTGGTCATGGTTTTCCCAAACATCGCACTTTTCCCGCATAGGACATTCTTTACAAACCGCATAACAATAACAACCGCCACCATCGCAGGCGCAATCAAAAGTTTGGTTGATAAGCTCTCCGCATGTTCTGCACTCGCAATCAAGATACGTATGTTCTATCATTCCTGACACTCCTTTTTATTTTTAAGTACTTCGAAAACCGTTTGATAATCGTAGTCGTAATCACCTAAATTATCAGTTATAACAAAACATCTGTTCTTATCAAGCCCCATAATTTTCATTAGCTCATTATGGAGTTTAATCCGTATTTTATCGATACCAACGACGCCGCGCAAATTGCCGAATTCGCAGGCATAGACATATTCGACATATTCTTTGCATTTTAATTTTTCTACGTTCATTCATGACACTTCCTTATATAGTTAATGCAGTTTTTTCCAACTACATTAGTTATCTTTGTTAACACATTTTTTTTCTTAAACATACTGGAATTGAATAATAACAATAAAGCAAAATTTTTGCAGTAGAGCGACCTATCGCAATTTTTATAACAATCTTTCATTCCTTACACTCCTTTGCAATTTCAAGTACTTCATCCCATGATTTACCGGTTGCACGTTCGATTGTTTTTATTGATTGTTTAGCAAAACGCAGATTCACTTCCATTTTTTCGCCGTTTCCTTTTTTATCGTGTTGATCAGCATAAAATAAAAACTGCATGGCGGATTCTACCATATCACATAACATATCAGGGGCGCACGAAACAAGAACGCGATCTTTTGGAACATTAAGATTTCTACCAGAAAAATAAAGCAACGTCCAATTTCCGGTTATCCCTTCGTCTGTACAAACACGATTCTGACAATCCGGGTGGCTTTCTACATTCCAGTTAGGCGATATCCCTAACTTTTCTAAAAACTTTTGTCTGTTTAGCACTTTTACTCCTTATCAACTTTTATAAATTCGATATCTTTTATGCCCGCTGCTATAAGATAAGCCCACGGCTGCCTAATCGATAATGCTTTCATTTTATTTTTCCTTTTTTTCCCGCTGCCATATCCACTGCAATAATTTTAAACGTGCGATTGTTCTGTCGTCTTTTGGACTATCGAAAACAACGCCATTTTCAGACTCTCCGTGTTTAAATGCCTGAACAAAACCAGCGCCCTGTTGAATACAGTAATTGTATTCGCTATTTATTCCATCTATTGCTTGATAGATAACAGATTCTAAAGATTCACTATTTATGTTATTTAAATAAAAAGCCATTCCAGATATTTTTGATATACAGTACATCGGCTCTGTTTGGCCATTTACAAATTCCCACGTTTCGGTTTTATCGATTATAAATTCCCAGCATTCTGGAATAATTTTTAAATCGTTTAATGTTTTCATTTGTCTCCTTTAAACAACATTAAAATAAAAAGTACACGTGTACAGGAATCGAACCTGTTTAATCCCACCATTAGGGACGCCATGCCAGTCGACCAACACGTATACTTTAACGGAAGAGGTGAGACTCGAACTCACGATGCCCGAAAGCATAAACAGTTTTCAAAACTGCATGTATAGCCGCTAACATACTCTTCCAAAATAACAATTTAAGTAATTCAATTAATATCATTTACATACCACTTCGCTAATTGTTATCACAATTACACAAAACATTAATATAACAAATAACAACGCATTATTTCTCATAGTTTTTGCAAATAAATTTCCAGTCACTTTCCATTTTTTATTAGTAACTGATAATTGGTTTATTGCTATTATAAGCATAATTATTTGAAAAATTATAGCTATCGCGTTTATCATTTTTTATCCTCATATTCTGATAAATCATAATCTTTTAAATCATTAGCATTTATTATATCTGACAAATCTAGATTTGCAATTGTTTTAAATTCTGATCCATTTAAACATTGAAATGGATAATCAATTCCAATATTTATTTTATGTAAATTTGTTTTTACATAATACTCATCTTCGTTTATATTTTTTGCATATATCCAATTATCTTTTATCCAACCAGGTAGTTTTTTCTTTTGTGGCTGTAGTTCACAAAGAGATAATAATTGCGATACAGTTATTTCTGGATAGTCAGATTTTTCATATAATGAATAAGAACAAGCAAAAACAGTCCCATCACAACAATAATAAAAATTACCGGGGTCTTCCCGCCGTGGAACCCTCCATAATTTTTCAATACATTTTTTTCTTAATGGTTCTCCCTGCGGCATTGCAAATTTCCAATTTGTTAATTTTTTACTTTTTGTGTCAATAATATTTTTTTTATTTGTGACATCACAAAAACTTTGTAAACATAAAAAACAATTTTCTTTACTTTTTGGTAAATTTGCATTATGATCTTCTGCGATACAATTGTGACACCCATAATTATTTGAAATAATGTAACTTTTAATAAGAATATCTATATTGCTTTCCATTACCTACTCCTTTATAAGACCATATGCAACATCGCGCGTATGAATCATTTCTTCGATATCGGGCATTCTTTGAGAAATACCAGCCTCTTTATCTCTTGTATTTCTTTTATGAAAAATCATTTTTATGCTGCGCATGTTTGGTGATATACAAACTCTTATCATTCGCCTATGACATTCAATAACTAATTTTGTTAATTGTGGGAAATCCCAATTTGACAAACTGCTATTCCAATTTACGATAATCGAATACTCTCCTGTCCAGTTAACTTTTTCAGTAGCAAATGGAGCGTTATAAATACCACCGCCTACATATCCCAATATATTAGCTACCTCTTTTCCTAACGGTGAGCATTTTAAATCATAGCATGATTCAATCCATTTATAATGATCATTATGCGCATAACTCATTGCTTACTCCTTAAAAACAAACGCCTTAATCAACCAGACTGCCAGGTCCTTTACGGTCAATTAAGGCGCTTATCCATCTTTTTATCAAGATGTTTTGACCTGGCAATCATTAAGTAAATAATACAATAAATTCAATTTAAAGTCAATCATTTTTTATAACTATTTTAAAAGTATTTAGTTTAATGTTATTATCGTATTTATCCCTATCCGGATTATTTAACAATACAGTCCCATTTTTTGCAAGATATTCATATATTTTATGAGAACCATTTCCAGACTTGTAAAGCCACCAAGCAGGGTCATTGACTATAATCTGCTCAATATCTCGTCCTGATTTATAACCAACGCACAACACATAATGTCCATACGGTGTAAAATCACCGCAGATTATGACGGGATTACCGTGATCGATATCAAGCTTTAATTGCCTAAATGAAACTCCATAAGTGAATGTTGCAACTTCTTTTTGATATATCATATTTGCAATATACGCTAAAATTTGAGGTTTTTCCGCAGGATTATTTTTTGCAAACCATTTCATCCAATCGGTTTCATTTTCAGGTACTATACTTTGCATATAATCAGCATATTGTTTCCAATTATTTTTATCTAATGCAATTTTCGTTAGACGGTCTTCTGTCTGTTTGTATGTACCTGGTATTTTTAATAAGTCAAGATTCACTATATCTAATCCCATTGCTAAATCTGTAGTATTGCATGAAACTTTTTTATTTACTTCGTTATTATCTTGTCGATATATTTTTCCGTTATCATCTAATATTTTTTCAATCATAATCTTACCGCCTTTTCGTCTACAAATCTAATATTTATTTTGTCTGATATTTTTTGAATAACAAATTAATATTAATAAAAACTCCTATTATATTTTTTTACCAAGCCTGATACCACTTCTTTACAAGTACAGACGATATATCTTTAAATGATATAAAATCTAAAAGATAATTTGCTTTATCAACCCAAAAATCTGATACTTCGAAATCATTCTTGCATTCTACATTATATTCTTTTGCTCTTATTCGTATTTCATAACCTGATTTTAAAACAATTATAATTTTATTTTTAAACATTATTTATCCTCCAATAATTCATGGTTTTTATAAATGTTACCAATTATTTCTAGTCCGCTTATCCAGTCGCGCGGGGGCTGATAATATCCTGACTGAAATATTTGATATAACGTCAATACATTCATCTTAAATGCTGCCACATTGCGATCATATGATATAGGCCATTTTGGTTCAAATTTATCTTCCGTTGTATGCCATTTACAAATATCACCCTCGTAAATATCTTTACCGTTTTTGTCTTGCTTACCTGTAAATAAATCGCGTGAAATTATTTTATATTCATCAAAAACAGGTTCACATTCACAGACAGAGCAAGATTCGTTTAAGCAATTGCATTCGCCTCCGTATTGTTTCTCAAACTGTTCGTAAACAAAATCAATTCCATTTTCCTGTATTTCATCAAGCGTAAATACTGCCGATAAAATATCTTTGCCGTTGCTTATAACATATCTTATTTTAATTTCCATATTATACTCCTTTTATTTTATAAAAATATAATTGCCTTAATTGCATAATACTTTTTTCATCATATGCTTTTTGCAACTTTCCAATAAAATTAATAATACTAACTTCATGCATTTAATTTTCCGTTTAATAATATACCCTGCCATGTGCCTCTTTTTCAAGTCCAAACAACGTTCAGATTTTATAAGCATAACAGGGTATATACTTTCAAGTAGTTCCATTATGTCAAACATGGTGCGCCGCTAATCCGCTGCTCAATATAATACAAGTAATATGATGAAGTTTAATGTAACCGTTATCTTAAAAAATCATTAATTGCTTTTTTTAAATTATCTACCGTTATCATAATTTTTCCTTATTATAAAAATCTTTTAATTTATGAAATTCTGATTCATATCTTTTGTATTTTTTTATTTCATGATCCATCTTATTTTTATAAACTTCAACGGCCTTTTTTTGCTTTTCAATCAATACCATTATTTCTTGTTTATAATATTCTATGAAAAAAAATACTCCCTCGTCAGTAAGTATTTCTTGTAGATAAAACGGATTAACATAATTATTATAGTTATTCTGTAATTTTTCCCCAAATTGTAAAGTATCCAAATATTCTTTATTGGTAACAATTCCGCCACCTATAACAAGCTTGTATTGTTTATTAATTCTCATAGTCCATCCAGTATAACTTCCTAAATGATCTTTGATAAATTCTACTGGTACTTTTAAAAAAGACAAAAACATTTGCATTGTTATTGGATTTTTATTCCAATTTATTTTAAATACATCATAAGATAAATTCCTGTAAAAATCTTTATTATTTTCGTTTATCATAATCTTTCCTTTGTTTTTAAATGAAATGTGTCATCCAATCTGTCTCTGCTATTCCATTTGTCTGAATTCCATTTTTTACATTTTAAACTTGCCGATTTATTTCCAGTCATAAATTCACAACTCTTATCATTTCCTTTACAATTTCCGCAGCATTGTAAATCGCCAATTTGTTTTTTTATTACAAGCAATGTTTTTTTTGATACCATTGTGGATTCGCTTTGGTTGTCTCCACAATAATGTATAAGCCTGTCAAGTATCCCCATTTATCTCTCCTTTAAAATATTAACATGTCAATCCAGAAAAATACAGCGCCGCCGATTAGATTGCTGATTATAGTTTCCTTCCACATAATTTTATGTTTTGGATTCATGCGCTTAATCACTATTGCTAATAATGGTGTTGATAGCTGCCAGCGCAAAAGATATAATGTGTATCTAATTATAAAATCCATATTACCTTACCTTATTCTTATATTCATTCCACCAATCGCTAAACATAAATGACAAAATCTTATAATCTGCAAATCCATATAGACCGCATGAAAAAAAGTCATGCACTTCTAAACAATATGTTTCATTATATTCATTAATATAGACATCTAAAGTATAAGCTATCGGCTGTCCATTATACGCTTTTATCATGCTTTTTATTTTTTCTATGTTTGGAAATAAAGTAAAATCTCCTTGATAATTTTGTAACCCAACTAATTGATTTTTATAAATAAAGCAGCGCCACTCGGATTTTATGTCAATAATTTCAGAAAATTGATAATTTTCACTTTTTATTATTTTACTTTTACAATCTGATAATAAACCAGACAGCCCTTTTATTTTTTTGAATGACTTAACAAACCAATTTTTTTTGTCTTCCATTTTGTATAAAGTCTCAAAACTTTCCCATTCAGTTTCATATAAAACTCTTCCCGAATTGTTTTTATCTTGTAACGGCATAGGAACATTTACTGGTTTTGGAATTGGCAATCCTATTTGCTGCATATATGTTGTGACAAATTCAATACTACCACACGGGATATAATCTTTGTTTATTTGTGTATTTAACAAAAGCCGCATATCTATTAATTGATAATCAATATATTGTAAATTATTTATATCATAATTCATTAACCATTTTTGATATTGAATCGCTTTATATAATCCATCGCAAAAATCATAATCAAAATATTCAGAATTTTGTTTTTGAATTAAAAATTTTAGTTTCATGCTTCACACCATTTTCGATTAGGGAAAAACGATTCCCACTTGGCCAAAGTTTTAATAATGGCTTTATCGTTTTTTATTTGCATTCTGCTTTTTCCTTATCTTCAATTAACTTATTATTTTTTATCTTAACAAGATTAAACTTTTTAGCGATGTAATCGATTCCGGATGGTCTAACCAATGTTACCGTATCATTTATTACTTTTCCGTTTTCTGTATGCGGTTTGATTATGACTTCAAAATATTTCATATATTCTTGATAAGGTGCATTTTTGGCCATTAAGATTTTTTCTTTGCGAAGCATTTTAAAAAGTGTATTGCGCCCGATGTTAAATAGCTTGGCACATTCGCTCATGTCAATATTTGTGCCTTGCATGACAGTGTCATAAACAATAGCTTTTGGTTTTAAAACTTCATTTTCTTGCCTAACATCATTATACCTGGCCTCAAAATATAACGCGGCTTCCCTTAATTGTATTGACATTTCCAAGTCTGTTTTTACCTCGCACGATCGTGCTAGGTGCGGATTTTGCTCAATATCAAGTTTTATTTTTGTGCATTGGATTTCATTTAATTTTGTTTGTATTCCATTTTTAATTAAATCTGGATAATGTTTTTTAATTTTTTCGCGTATAAGGGATTCGCTACATTCTAATAATGCAGAAAGTTCAAATATTGTAACCATTTGATCATTTTTAAAATATTTTTTTATATCGCCCATTACCTTTTTTCCTTTATATTCCACTCCGGTATCACATTTATTGCATAATCAATAGCATTCGATGATACTTCGTTTATTAAAATTACGTCTATTGCAGTATGATTGCACATAAATGTCATAATTCCTAATTTTGTTTGGTATGGATATTTTTTTTTGCTTTTTACTTCCTTATTACACAAACTGCAAAACATTAAATCCATCCAAGCATTTTAATTGCATAAATGATTAAAATTAATCCACATAAAACAGGAATTGCCTTAAGTAAAAAAATACTTTTATTATTATGCGTTTCCATAAAAAAAGTTATAACTACCATATAAACGCCAATTCCTAAAATTATATAGTTCATATTATTTCTCCCTTAATATATTTCGCAATCAGATAAATAAACTATCTCGTTGCATTCTGGACAATCAAATCTTACACCACTATAATTTGCGTATTCAACAAGATTATCTTTTGACAATTCTGGTATTTCTGCGTTTTTATATTTTATGTCTTTAATTTCAAAACAATCACGGCAATTGCAGCATTCAATTTTTACTTTACTCATACTTTTCCCCCCCTTAAAATAATAAAGCCCTTACAATCAAGCATCCCTGGTTTTATTTTTGCGGAATATCATCCAGGGTGCTTGCCTGTAAAGGCTCTTGATACTCCGCATAATCAATACTACTAAATTCTGAATAAAAAGTCAAGCATTATTTTATTCTCCTATTAATTCATTAAGATAAAGATTATTAAGCATTTCACGCATATTTAAATTTTTAATATTACTTTCTTCTTGCAAATATTTTAATTTATAACCAATTAACATAAAATCAGTAGGGACTATTGCTGATTCTGCATCTTGGCTAAATAATAAATAAACTTCTTCGTCTATATCGTAAATAGCGTAATTGTTATTTTCTAACCATTTATAAAATTTATCCATTATTTATTCTCCTTTGGATTTACAAATTCATCATAGAATTTATCGTTAGCATTTTGTCTTTCCCTTATCTTTTCGTATTCTTTTGTAAAATCGTCTTCTTGTTTTCCTATTTTTTCCATTTCATCCAACAGAAACATTTTAAAATTCTTGTCTTCTGCTGCATTGAATTTTTTAACAGTATCATTATATTTTCGTGTTAATTCTGCATTAGCTGTATTTAGTAAATGATTCTTTCTTTCTTCTATCAATTTTTTTTCTACAATATTCCACTTATAAAAATAAATATTATGCCTTATTCTGTTTGTTTCTATCAATCCGTGTCGATACCAACTATCATCTTTTTTAAGAAAGTCTATAATTTCTTCTTTCGTAAGAATCTCTAAATAATCAATAGGATGTTTTTTATCTGGAATCATTTATTTCCCCTTAAAAATTGATTATTATTTTCTGATAATATTATAATATCATCTATTAAATCGCAGATAATAAATCCGTTTTGGGCAGCAATATAATTTTCGATAAGCATTCCTGATTTAACTTCACGGGCTTTATTTATTGAATCAATTCTTAAAAATATAGTTTGTTTTTTATCAATCGTTTTCATTACTCGAATATCAGCTTCCATACAGTAAAACCAATTTTTTATATCTTCTTTTTTTAAAACAGATGTGACTATATCATAAGGATTAAAAATATAAATAAAACCGTATTTTTTTCGACAAATTCTTGTTGCATTTGCAAATTTACTTATAAAGTTTTTATCATTAGTCATAATACCACTCAAATATACAAAATAATTATCTTGTGGTTGTTTTAAAAATGATAACTTTTTTATTATCATTTTGCGCTTTCCTTATTAAGTATATTTTTATTATACCATGCTAAAATAAATTGATATATTTTTTCAGCATTATCTTTTTTTTGATAAATATCTAAAGCATCATTCCAATTATAAAAAATCGAACCGTGTAAATAGCAATTCCCTAATGCATTGTTTAGTTCACAATGTCTGCATGATGTGCTTAATTCAAAATATTCACAAAATGCGCAATTCCCCCTTAAGTTAAGTATCCTATCGGATTCATCCCATTGCCTTTTACTAAAACCAATATCATCGCTTTTTCTTGCAGCATCCCAAAAATCTAGTGTTGCTTTAAAATCTGATTTTACCTTATCGGAAATTTTAAATAGTAAATTATTCATATGCCTCTCCTTATATACATATCATTAAATTCTTTAATTGCATTAAAAATAATTGTAGCATACCTCTGTTTTTCTTTTATATTTTTTGAATTATAATATTTAGTTACAATAGTATATCCATATTCATACGGATTATCTGCATCGCTACAAATACTTAATAATGGACACGATCTATAACATTCCCAACCTACTCTCCATTTTTTACAAAAAGGATTTATCCAATTATCACCAAACACTCTTATAAAACTTAAAGTTTTTAATTTGTTTAAATCAATATTTTTTGATATTTTTTCTTGCCTAAAATAATTCTCAATTTTTATAAAATCATTTTTATCTTCATCGGATAAAGTCCTGTCGTAATCTTTTTGTAAATCTTTATCAGGATTAAATAATGATTTATACATATTTATTTCCATGCTTCCACTATCCCATTACAAGGGCTTAATATATAATTATCAAATGATATTTTTCCATTACATAATTGCTTAAGATAAAAACACCATTCTTTATAAACACCAATTTCTTTTTTTAAAAACAATTCTACAGGATGACTTCCTATACAGCATGGTATCATAACCATTCCCTTAATGAAATCATATTTTTTATAAATGCTTATAATATCAATAGCTGCCTGCTTGCAAGCATGGGAAGCGATTAAAATAATCTTTTGATCTTTTCTAGTGTTATCTGAAAATAAATCATTTATATTCATTTCAAGATATGTAAAGTTTTTTGCCTTTTCATACTTTCCATTTCTTTTTTTTAAGTCAACTGAATAAACTTGTTGAATTGGTAAAGTAAATGCCATTAAAATCCCTGTTAATCCATTACCAGCGCATAAATCAAATATTGTATTTTCCATCTTATTATCAATACAATTATCCTTTATTCTTTTTCTAATTGCCATTGATTCCGATATTTCCTTGCACCAATTTTCCTGCTTTGGAATTATTGGTATAATATCAGGGGCACAATTAAATTTTAAAAATTCATTTACGTATTTCATTATTTACTCCTTTTGCTCCTCTTTAAAATTTCCTATCTTACATTTAGTTGTTAGTTTATGTAATAACCCGCCAACTTCTCCTAATTTATCGATAGGTTGTTTTTCTATTTTTTTATAATCAGTCATAAATTCCCTATATGGGTTTTTCCCTTTGCCCTGTTCAATCCCTTTTTTTATTGCCATCTCTATGTCTGATATTAATGGCGGATGCGTTTGTGATCCATAAAAATACATCAAATACCAAAAAACGGTAGAAAATAAATATGGGTTTATTCTTTTTTTTAAATACCAATGTAAATTCCTTAATTGAGTAGGATTTGAATATTTCCCATAGTACGATTCTATTTCTTTTATAAAATTATCTTCTGTCAAAATTCTGGCTCCGTATTTAATATTTCTTCCCTTGTCATATTATCTAATTCTCCAAAAGACTGCTTATCAGGTATCTTTTGATTTTTATATGTTTGGAAGTTAGGCCCGAATAAAGTTTTAAAGTTTAAGTTTTTATCCATAACTTTATCACCAAGCCATTCTGCGAATTTAACATCTATCACATATTTAAAATCATCAAGGGTAAAACCAAGCCTGTGTTGATTTTCGATTAAAAGCATATGTTCGTATGGGATAGACAAAAACTGCTTCGATTTATTTTTTGAATTAAAGTAATTAAGCAATTCTTTAAAATAAGGAAAAGTATAAAATGGGTTATGGTCTGTTTTATTTTCTATTTCTATTTCATTTCTATTTACTTTACTTTCTATTTCTATTTCATTTCTATTTACTTTACTTTCTATTTCTATTTCATTTCTATTTACTTTACTTTCTATTTCATTTACTTTACTTTGTGTACTATTGTAAACATTTTCATGGTTATTGTATACATTTCCATCATTAACGTTATCATTAACCTTCATCATCTCTTCATAGTCAATTAAATCATTATAATCTATTGTTTTTTCATCGCTAAAAAATTCAGGTTGTGTATTTTCTGTATTACTATTTGCCAATTCAAGATAGATTCGTTTCCCATCCTGAACAGTATAAAGTAGGCTAATCTTATCATTGCACCTTATATGTTTTGACGATAAACGCTCTTTAATATCATTTTCAGACTCACTAACCACGCTTAATAAAAAATATGCAGGATCAACAATCACTTTTTTCCTACGAAGACAAGCGGCTATATAAAATCTTTGTATAGAGCATGATGTTAATATTCCCTTTTCTTTATATAAAATTTTATTAAAAAAATAATCTTCGATATCGCCTGAACCATTAGGAATATCTCCTGTTAAATATTCTATACACTTTGTCACCGTCTTTCTATCTACTCGATTTGTCATGCTAAAATTACGTTCAATTTTATCATTCCATTTTAAATAGTATCCGTTGTTATAAATATTTTCTAAAAGTTTAGTGACGATCCCCAAACCTAATAAACCGAATTCTTCTCTGATATCTAAAAATTTATCATCTTCATACATTCCGATTACATGAGCGTAATAGTCGATGCCTGATTTAAAGGGACGCGCCATTTATAATACCTCTTTATTATTTATATTTTTAAATAGATTCAATATAAAGTCTCTTCCTTTCCCCGTCCATTTTCGGTCATAAATAATAACCCCATGTTCATTCTCCTGCTGCTTGATTGATGTATAATCTAATTCGGAGTATTGAGCGCAAAGCACCCAGGTGCCATTTATTTTATATTGGATTTTGTTTTCTTCAAGAAGTTTATTTAATTCTATCGCTGATTTAAGGCGAAGTTCTTTTGCTATTTCTGTTGCGGCGTAAAGTTTTGTTGAATGGATAAGGCGCAATAAATTTTCTTTTAATTCTCTGTTTTGTTTAAGCACTAATTCATAGCCCATTGTTATGATATCGCTTTCCTGCATTTCTGATAATTTTGGTTTACTCGCTATCAGCTTTCGTTCGCACTCTATGAAATATTGACGCGCTTCTTTTCCCTTTAAATTATTCTCGACCATAGCCAATTCTTTGGCCATATCAATGGAAATGTAATAATCAATTTGAGTTGCTTTACCGACCACAAATTTATGGAGCGTAAAATCTTCATTTTCTACAAATAGATACTTTTCTATCCTGTTTTTTATCCAGGTAGAAAAATCTTGTTTTGACTCTATAAATTCCCACAAGTCTCTTGCGTTTACAGTTTCAATTCCATTTCGTTTTTCAATCTTGATTAACTCTTGCATAATAACTCCCTTATTTAAATTTATGTGTGAAATATAAAGAATAAAAAGCAAAACCTATTCCAATATCAAACTCAAACTCATTTGATGAAATACTAATAAACGGAAGATATGTAATATTAAAAGAATTATCTGAATCAGTTTCATTATATTTTTGCGGACTTAAGTCAAACCATGTAAAATAATTTCTCTCTTTTATTTCATTCCAATTAATTTTCATTTATATTCCTTAAAATTTTTAATCTGTATTGAAATGTTTTTGTTATTAAAAGTTAATTTAAAAGATATGATATTTGACATAGTCTTAAATAAAATTAGGCTTTTACTCTCTCCTCGGTGACTAGCCGATTTGCCGGAAACGATGGCAGAAAGAGTAAAAGCCCAATCTCGTTTCCTTTTTAGTTTATAGTCAGTAGTAATATATAAAAATTAAAAAAAATAGTCAAGAGTATTGCGTATTAAATATTTCATAAATTTTTAATCATTTAAAAAAATAAATTAAAAGTTTTACAATTTAAAACTTTTTATTTGCATAAATTATAAAGTGATTTATAAAGCATATATACGTCTTCTTGAGAATTTAGATTTTGCTTATCTTTAAATTCAAATTCATCATCGAAAGTTATATTACTATTTTTATCTTTACTATAAGCAACTTTCCAAGCTCTTATACTTTCGTGTGATGCTATACTTGCGTTGTTAGATTTTACATTATTTTTTTTAAAAGAATCTAAAATAATACACATTTCTTCTTCTTCATATTCAGAGAAAAAATCTAAATTAGGATTTTTCAAAGCTTTTATTCTGTATTCATTATCTTTAATATTTATAAATTCATATAAACCAGATTTTTGTTTACCGCGATCAGAATATAATTCCGCTGGAACAGGGCCATGCTCCATTGCTTTATAATGTAAATGCAATGGAGGTTTTCCAATTTGTTTTAGAATGCGAAATTCAAAAAATGCAATGTATTTGTATAATTCTGTTTGAGAAATATATCGTCTTTTGTTTTTATAATATGCATAAGAAAAATAACAAATTAAATTTTCTAATCGTTCTTTATCATATGCACCCATAAAATCCAACCTATGTATAATATATCATTAACAAAATATTAAATCAATCTATATATAAGTTATTTGCTTTATTTAATTTCTATCTCTATTTCTTTTGGTTCTATCCTACGATTCCAATTATTAATAGCTTTTTCAATTGTTTTTCCTGATTTACCTTCTAAACAGCAACTATAACAATATATAATAAAAATATTTTTCCCCAGTTGCATGATTTTAATTTATCAGACCCGCACATTGGGCATGTCTTTAATTTATATTTCATAATTATTTACTCCTTTTATATTTTATTCCCTTCCAAAATTTACAACCTTTAAATTGAGTATTAGTACTCAAATCTTTAAATTCGCACAAACCTTTAAAAGTAGAATTATTTTCACATTTCCAAAACTCTTTACAGTTTCCACATGATTTTTTAATGTGCATCATCCGCTTTTTCCCATTTATGCAAAACTTCTTTAATATTACGAATAGTATTTTTTTCTGCCAATATGAATCCATGCTCTGCATCGAAAAGTTTTATATATGTATATGGCCATCCTTTTGATATTACCTTTGTTTTATAAGGAATCATTTTGTATTGAATGTCAAATTGTACCTGGTTATAATGATCAAGCATAAATTGCTTATTGCTTATATCTTTGTTAAGCTGTTCAATTTCTTGCTCTAGTTGTTTGATATCATCTGTTTTTTCAATTTGATGCCTATTCCATGATTGCCTTTGATTATTTATACCGTTTAATTTTTGATTACTCACAATTACTAACATTCCTTTGCCATATACTAGCTCTAGTTTTATCTTTTCTTAAAGAGTTATCTTTTTTTAATAAAAAACCGTCATATACACAACTTGATAATTGATAATGATAAATCCATTTGATATTATCAATAATTATTTTTTTATCACCATATTCCACAATATCACCAATTTTGTATGGGCTGTTTAAAAAAGCATATTCGCGTAAAATTTCATTTTTATCTTTTTCAGCCTTTTCTGCAATAGCATTAATTTTTTCCAATGCCTCATCTCTTGTCATGTTCTCTCCTTTTTATAATTAACGTTTTTTTATTTTGTTTAATATAATTTCTATTAAATATCCAATTATTATTCCAGAGCAAAATAAAATTGTATTATAAAAAATAATATTAAATATTTCCATATTTTCATTCCTTAAATATTAGATTCTTTAAAATCATCATTACAAAAATTATTCAATATATCATCGCATTGAATATTATGCAATTCAATTTCTGCCGGTATATCGATTTTAATTTCATGACGTTTTACCGTCTTGTTCCATTCTATCGCAGCCCCAAGAATAGAATCAGAACAGCCACCAGAATTATCGCAAGTACCACAATAAAATTCAAATTGATTATCCTGGTATTCAATCTTGATATCCTTACCGTTACAGATTCCACAAGTTAAAATTTTGTATTCCATTTATTCACTCCTTAAGTCAATTTCCATATATCCGTATGTGTCTTGATTCCAGTCATTCACAGCATCTTGAATACTACTAAAATAATCCCCTTGCTTCATTCCACAATTTTTACATACTATTGAATAATCTTCTTCAAATTTTAGTAATTTAATATCTGGATTTTCGCAGCATTTTAATAATTTTACTTTCATTTATTTTTACCATTCCATAATTTTTTTATTACAAATACTGCATTTATATTCTGCATTCGTTAGCATTTTAACTTGGCCAAATGTTTCCCATGTCGCAGAATGAAGTTCAATATAATTTTTGCATTTATGATGCTTCGTTATAACTTTATCAAGCAAACTTAAAATCTTTTCTAATAATTTTTTCATTTTATTCTCCTTATAAATAAACTATAGGATAGCCTGGAATCGAACCGTTGGCAACCCGCTTTGTTACTGACCACTGCACCAATCTGTGGGTCATATCCTATGATCGCTAATAAAAAACTCCATAAAAAATAACAGCTACTATTATGTTTATAATTGAAATAGCAAGGTAATCATACCATCTTCTATCTTCTTTTTTATAGCAAGTCTTTCTGATTACTATTCCCAAAAATACTGATATGACCATTAGTTTTAACATTCATTTTCTCCTTATAAATAAAAAGGCTTTTGTGGCAAGACTGTGAAATTATCTGCGAGGATGATTTCAATCTATACCACAAACCTTTTATTATACTGTTAAAGCTTTTAACTTTTCCAGACCAGCCTCGATTATTTTTTTACGTTCGTTTATCTCTTTTAAATCATTTTCAAGATTTTTTATTTTGTCTTTATTGTGATCTTTAATTTTATTTTTCATGTTTTCTAATTTATTTTTATCGATTTCAATGTTATGTAATTTTGCAAGTTCAATAACTTTTTTTCCGCTTTCGACTGATAAGTTGAAAATATTTAATTTATCTATTATATTTTTGGCAAAATTAACGGCATCGGCATAACAAGAAAATGGAGTAATAAAATATCTGCTCGAACTCTTATATAATTCTAAAGAACTATCTGTTAAATATGCTCCGGTTCGGTTAATATAGATATGTGCAATTTCAATAGAATAGTTTTTTTGATTATTAAATAATTCATCTATCGTCATAATTATACAATCAAAATCATTGGACATGTTTTTAAGTACAAAATGCGTTATCTTGTTTTCAAGATAGTTATTTAAGTTTCCGCATTTTATTTTCTCTTTTTGTAAGCGCTGAATATTTTCATATTCATGTTTTAATTTTCGTATGCTTTCAGATATTGCATCCTTTTCATTAACGCATTTATCTATTGCATCCCTATACTTTTTTATTTTCTCTACATAATATTCTTCGGGCGGGGAATCGTACACTTTACCAACCAATTTAATTTCATCCCCGCTAATAAACTTTTCATCGTTTTCTTCATCATCATAACATAGTTGTACTAAAAAACCGCTTTCTATTTTTTTTACTACATTCACACATTTACCATCAATTAGATATTTTATATCCATTTTATTCTCCTTTAAAATTAAAAAACCGGTTGCCTGATCTCGTATTTGCGGTACGCCCCAGGATTAGGGATAGATCAAGCAGCCGGTTTCCTCCTGTTTTTATTGTACCGCAATATCAATATATATTATTATTTATAAATTGTCAATAAAATAACTTGACAATTTATAATATTTTTAGTAATGTATATTTAACTTTATCATTTGTTTGTCCATTATTCTCCTGCCCCGGTATTTCGCCGGGGCTTCTTAAATGGGCGAAAGGAGTTAATATGATTGGTTATGCTGAATTGGTTAAATATTTCACTAATGAGGTTCCATATGCTCTTGGATTAAAATTCCCAGAAGCTTGCGGGAAAATTGTAAAAAACATAATTTTTAGGGAATCGGCTGATAAAGAATTTTTACCTGCCGAAAATATGACGCCTACTGAACGTGCACAATTTGCAATCTGCGATACCGGCGGATACCATGAAAATACAAACTATAGTCATGAGGCCAACAAGCAGCATTTTGACTTTATTAAAAGCAAATTTTTATTGATAGCAGAGGCTTTAATTCTTAATCATGAAACAATTGATCATCCAGAAAGAATGACAGGAGAAAATAAAAAAAGGATTGGCGAAATTAATTATTTATTAAGCGCACATGCTTTAACTGAATTTGAGAAAGAATTGATTTCTCCAACTACAAATGGATGGACATTCGCACCGGCAGAACATGACAACAGAATCAACGCCATCGCCATTTAATATAATCGTATTACTTAATATTTATTTACTCGCGCAACTTATTATTACAAATATAATAAGAGCTATTCAGATAAGCATTCCAGCGTATGATTCAATTATTATTATACTTCCTACTATACTTTTTTTTATATTTTCGATATGGGTATTGATTAGTCAAGATTTTTTATGGTGTGGAGTTCTTTATTTTATAATTTCTATCTATGCTATATTTTTTTATCCAATTGATGACTCAACGTATATTTATTTTATCCTCACGAGCCTTTTTATATTTAGAAAAAGAGAAAAAAGAATTATATTGATATCGACATTTATTTTTTTTATGATTTTAAAATTTTTGTATTTTAAAATAAACATACTTACCGCTTGGAATGTATCATCTTTTTTTATTGTATCTATTACTAGTTCGTATTGGCTTGAAAAAGAATATAAAAGTAACTTACTAAAAGGTGGAAATCATGAATATTGAAGAAATGATACAAATATCAAAATTTGTTACAGAAGGCATTGAAAAAACATTAGGCGCAGAAATATCTGGATTGCGTGAAGATGTAAAAGAATCATTAACACGTACAGGAGAGCAGGCAGCAAAATCACATGAATTTGAAAAGACTTTGCTTGGATTCTCATACCGTATAGAAAAAGTAGAAATACATTGTGAAAAAAATGAAAAAGAAATAAACAACATGAACACATTTCTAAAATCATTACAACAGACAGTTGCAGATTTGAAGACAGCATTAAATGAAATATTAAAAAATGTAAAATTAAAAAAGGCTATAATTTTAGGAATTATTGCATCCCCTACATTAGTTGCAATAGTGACAATAGCGCTCCCTTGGATTGCAAAAGCTTTGAAATGGATTCCTTAAAATTGCCGGTCACAGACACGATGCAACCGGCTTCGCTTATCAAAATACTTTTAAAATTTAACTTATAAGAACCTCCTTATAAAATATTATTAAGCAAACGGCTTATCATTCTTGTAAATATTCAGACATCATTTTTTTACAATGCTTTATATTTTGCATTCTATTGCCCATCATGCACAATTTAGCACATTTTATATTTTTACTTTTTAGCAAAATACAGTTTTGTTGATCGCAATCTGTTTTTTTCATTAATGAAATCTAAAAGTTTATTAAACTTTGATGATTTAATAATAATTGTTTTTATCATAATTATCCCTTTAACAATTCTTCCATAATACTATCATAGCATCCAGGCATATCACCATTCTTGCAATGTACTGCATGAGGGATACTGTAAGAATCTGTTCTTTGCTTTTCTGTTAAACGCGCACTATAAAGATTATTACTTTTTCTTTTTGAACCACTGCCGGTTAACTCTATCGTGTAACAAGCGATATTAAAATTTTTTAAGTCAGTGCTCATCATACGCGCGTATCCAAGTTTTTTATCATATTGACTTATGTATACAAGATTACTTTTCATATTCTGATAATCTCTCCGTAATCGCTTCTTGAACTATTTGTTTATCAACAATTATCATGCAGTCATCTGAAAAACTTTCTCTGTTGAATCCAATCGGGCAATCATGGCAATATATTCCTTTGCAAAACAACATTTTTAATTTACTTTGTTCAAGCATAAGATTAAGTTTATCCTTATGCAATGAAATATATTCATCTGTGATTAGTTCTTCAATTCTTGCTTTCCTATCAATTATTTCCATTTTTAAACCACCTTGTGATACAAATCAATTTATCGAGTAGAATATCAAGCGCCCTCGCGATAGCATCAAAGCTTATCCCTATAAAAGCTATTATACTGCAAAGAATATAGAATAATACGATTATAGAACCTAATATGAAATATGCAATAATCCGCAATGGGCGTAAAATGTTTTTAGTTTTTTGCTTCATCGTTTATCCCTTTTAATTTTTTAGTATTAGTCAACGGGGATTCTTTTCCTTTGCATTGACCAACTTCATATAATCTACAAATTGGACTTCCATTTCCTGTAAATGGAATGAAACATTTACGCTTTTTACAATTACTAAACGCCGTGATATATTTAATTTTTTCCTTCATGCCCTTTCCCCCTTAAAAACTTGCATCCATATTTATGATCGATAAGTTTTCTATTTATCAGACGCCCATCCCACCCCTCGCAATAAAAATCTTTATCAATTTTTAATGTGCCTTTGCACTTTTTACATTTTTCATTCATTTTTATCATATTTATTACCTCATATCCCATGCTTTTTTTTATAATACCTAATAGCATTTTCGCTTGCGATATCTTCTTGGTTAGGTTTTATTTTTTCATTTTCCCATTTTTGATTTTTTATCACATACGAACCATGCCCAAGTCTATCAAGATATCCAGAATTAACTAATTCATTTATCAAGTAACATAATCCGTTTTTATTTTTTTTACCACATGCTTTTGCTAATTCTGGCATGTTAGGAAAGTTTTGATATTTTTCTTGATACCCTTTGATTATATGCATAACGGTATATTGTAATTTAGTTAGCATCTATTGCCCTCGCTTATTATATTTTTTATACAAACTTAAGTTTGAAAACTTGCAATAAAACACACATTTTTTGCATATACCATTTTTTTCAAAAATGATATTATTATTATTTAGGCATTTAGGTAAATATGTATCGTTCATTTAATTCTCCACATTAATTAAGTAATTATTTAGTTTTTTTATTTTTTTATTACAATTATCAATTAATGATTGTAAAATGCTTATTTTGTATAAATCATCAACCTCTATTTCTATTCCTTCGCAAGCCTTTGAATATTTAATATATTCTATATGCAGTCTATATGATTCTTTTTTTATAAGAAAATAATCTCGCAATAATCGTTTATCTTTCATTTATACTCCATATTTTTAAAATCAATTCCAGTTAATTTACTATATATGCTAATTGTTATATAAATAGGAGTTGATAATTTTTCACCTTCCTTATTCATAACATAAATATCAGGGTCAAAAGAATGCAATACTAATCCACGTGATTTTAAGTCTTGTCTGATTATATCCCATGAGCGAAAATATACTTTTTCGCTATTAGTAGATTTTCCGTTTGGTAAAAAATATGATTCTTTCATTTAATTTTCCTTATAACTATTTTAATGTTTCTTTTAAGTATGTAAGAAATTCTTTAATTGGTAACCAATCTTTTTTTATGCTTTTAATGAAAAAATCATCAAGAAATGTTATATCTAATTCTTTCATTTTAGCATTAAACATTTTATTTTTGTCGCGTATTTTTTCCGTAATAATATCAGCTTTATTGTTTGACCTAATATTTTTAATTGCTTCTATAATTTCAAGCTGATATTGATCATATAGCGCATTAGCCTTTTCACAATTTTCTTTATCCTTTTTAGTTAGCAAGTTTTCATTTTCCATAGTTTAATTATCACTTATACTTTTTATTATGTTTTTGCAATCTAATATAAATTGCTCTAAACTTTTTATTTTTTCTAATGTTTCATCATATTGGTTACGTTGTGTTAACATATTAAATGATGTATTTTCTAGTATTTTAATATATGATTTATATGATTCTATCTGCAAATACAAATCATATTTTAATAGTTTTATTTTCATTTATTTCTCATTAACCAATTTATAGTTATAACAAAGTTTCCCTTTTTCGGTAAAATAAACATCTGATAAAACACAAGCCCTATCACGATGTTCAAATTTATAATATTTACAAATATTACTGCAATTGATAGGCTTAATTCCAGATGCTTTATCGAGTAAAATGCTTTTATCATGTGCTGATAATGCCATTTAATTCTCCTTAATATTTGTCGATAAATTCTTGCGCTCTATTGTTATATGCAATACAAAAATCAAGACAATTTTTTTTGCATATCGGATCGTTAAAAGTAGTTTTTCTGTAAAACCATAGTTTCCTTTGCTCTCTGATTTGATCTATGGTTTTTCCATATACCGCGCCTATTGGATTGCCCTGTTCTCTCATATAAATAACACACGGATAGTGTTTTCCGTTTAAAATAACCATATCATCTTTAACAAGATGGCATTTATGGCAATCAAATTTTTCTAATCCTCGTATATTTTTATTATTTTTTAAATTATTTAACCTGTACTTTAATATTTTATATTTAGTTTTTATATTGAAGTTTAAATGATGATTCGATTGAGCCGATGTTATAATTCTAATATCAGATACTTTTAAGGAAGTGGCAAGGTCAATAATTTCTTTTAATTCAGAATCATTTTTTTGATTTAAAACTATTCCAATTGTCACATAAGTTAAGGCACTTAAAGTTCGTATAACATTAATTAAATGATCGAATTTTACATCGCATCCAGCCATTAAGTCCGCAGTCTGCGAACAACATGCATCAAAAGAAATTGAAAAATCATTCACTCCGGCATAAATTAACCTTTTATAATAATCAATTTTTGCACTTCCATTTGTTGATATCGCAATATGTTTTATGTGCTTTTTTAATTTTGTATATTTGACCAATTCTATAAGGTGCGGCCATAGTGTAGGCTCTCCGCCAGAAAATCTAATATTTTTTAGATTTCCAGATTCCCATATATCAACAATTTCTTTAGCATGATTTAAAGATATGTCACCTTGTGCATCTTTTTTTATACCCCTGCAATACAAACAATTAAAATTACATCTACTTGTTAAAATCAATTCACATCGCTGCAAGTCGCTATCTATAGAAGTATTTTCTGCTCTTTTATCAGATAAAGTATAAAATCCAATATTTTCTAATTTCATTTTTATCATTCCCCATAATCTAATTTAAAATAGGAGCCTATGCGCATAGGCTCCATAATTTACCGATAATAATCGGCATTTTTTTGCCATGTCATTTGATATGGCAGTTAGTCACCCGCAATGGCGACTTTGCATAAGTGGCACTGGTTTTTATTTATCAGACCTGCTTGTTGCGTGCAGGGTGCCTTCTGATAGCATACATAATTTCAATATACACAAATTATATTATATTGTCAAGTAAAAAATAAATAATAATCTAGATTGACAAATATAAAATAAAGTGATACTATGTAAGTAATGATTAGTTATAAGGAGAATGATAATGAAATTAAAAAATGGTTTTTATGTTGATAATAATAATAATAGGTGGAATTCGAACCGTTTCACGGAAGAACAGGCAAAAAAATTAGCAATCACAATGGTTAATTGCAGTAATTGCAGTGATTGCAGTGATTGCAGTAATTGCAGTAATTGCAGTGATTGCAGTGATTGCAGATATTGC